TGACATACAACAAGCTGAAGTAAACGAGTCTTATAAAATAGAACTTCTTTACAAAGAATTAGTAAAAAAAATAGATGAAAAGATAGCAAAACTAGCTGCTACAACTACTGCAGATACTACAGCTGATATAGAAAGAAAACAAGCTGAGATAGAATCTTTAGAAAAACAAAAACAAGACTTATTAAAAACTCAACCTACTCAATCAACTACTGGAAAAACATATCAAGAATTACTTAATGAGAAGTGGCCAGATACTAGTGGTTATTTATCAACACCATTAGGTGATAATCTATTTAATAATGCAGAAAGTAAATTTATTGAAGGAAAACATTTGTATGAAATAAGACCTGTTGGTAATGGTAAATTTGAATATAAATTTATAAATAATAAAAATTCTTTTACTAGAGCAATTCCTTATCCTGATAGATATGTTAAAGTAGTAACTGAGGAGTTAAATCAGCCTAATGGAGATACAATAGTTACTATACAACCTGGAATTTTAAGAAAAGAAGGTAATGGATTTGTAGTTGAAAAAAAAGCAGAGGTATTTTATGCTAATTCAAATACAATAAATAATAAAGTAGGAGCTACAACTGCAACATCTACCGGTAAAGTAGACACAACAGAAATTGATGCTAAGATTACTAAAGCTAAAGAAGAACTATCTGCTGCCAGATTAGCTGCAATTAATGAATCATCAGTAAGAGTTGCTCAGGCTATGTCACAAAAAAATAGTAAATTTGTTAGTGAGGAACAAGTATCTGAAGATACAGTCCTTGACCAATTGAGAAAGATAAATTCTTGTTTTAAATAAACTCTTAAGAAATGGCATGTGCATTAACTACTGAACAATATATACCTGTAGTAGAAAACTTAATTAAGTTAAATCCAGAAATATATAGAAACTTTGACAATGCTGCAAAGTTTATTCTTGAAGCAGATTTAACAGATGAGCAAAAGAAATTAGCTCTACATAACATGGCTCATATTTACAATGGGCTTTCTGGTTTAGATGAAACAAAATATACAATTGGCAAGGGTGTTGATATTATCAACCTTGTCACAAAAATTGATGATACTAAGGACTATGTAAAAAATGCATTTGTTATTCTTGAAATTAAAAAACCAAGATTGCAAACTTTTGAAGGTGTATCAACTGCAATAGATAAACTTGCAAATCAAAGATTGATTACACCACAGGATATAATTCCAACTCTTACGTTGCTTAAAAATTATATTAACACTCATAAATTTGAAACTATTGATGACAAGACTGAAGCAATAGATCAAATACGTGGTGCATTAAAAGATGTTATCACAAACTTATCTAATGTAGACACTGCATATAAACAAGTGTTGTTTAATCAGATAGATAGTTTTATAGACACGTTACAACCAAAGTCATCTTATATATCAATAAACTCAATAGCTGAAGAAGCAGAGCTTTCTAATGTTCTTGTGACATTTAGCGATGGGCGTATGATTGAAGTTTTAGGAGTTGATGGTGTTTTGTTTCAAGTTGAAGATGATAGTTCAGTTGTTGAACTAGATATGACAGATGTCATTAACAAAAAAGATGCACGTCCTGCAGATTTTTCAGACTCAAATGATGGTAAGCAAGTTTTCAAAGAAGATTTTCTTTTATCAGGATTATCTATAAGTGCAATTGATCCAGCTGAACAAGAAGTTGTTACTACTGAATTAAATAAAATGGCGTCACCTTCTTCAGGTGTAAAGATAACTGCTGTAAGATTAAGTGAACTTGGTGATATGCGTGTTGCTCGTATGAAAGAAGTAGCAAATGATGATCCTCAGAAAGCTGGATTAATAAATAGAAATCATGAAACATTTGAGAACTCAACTCAGGTTGCACAACTTGAGTCTGATCCAAATGCAAAAGTATTAACTGTGTCACGTCCAAAAGCTAGTGAGCAGGACTTTGCATTAGTTGGAGAGATACTTTCTACTGGTTCAAAGTTTCATATTTATTCAATGGACAACTTTGTATTTGTCTCAGCAGATAATACAACAGAAAGACTTGACATGTCCAACCCAGGACATTTAGAACTTTTAAAAGCATTGTCTTTAAAAAGAACTGGAGCTGTTACTGAAAACATGCAAGAATCAGATATTACATCTCTTGTTGCTTCTCAGAAATTGTTTCAAGAATTTAAAGATAAGATTTCATATAAAATAAAAAATGCATTTGCTTCAGGTACATCAGTAGAAGTTACTGATGAATTTATGCAGATGTATGATTTTACAAATTCAAGATCAACAACTCCTGTAAAAACATCACTTAAGGAAATAATAGAAAAAAATCCTCAAATGAGTAAGGTTGTTACAGTTGTAACTTTAAATTCAAATGGTGAAATAACCATAGAAGAAGAACGCAAATTACCATTTTACTATACAAAGGTTGTTGATTATAAAATGAAATCAATAATCTACAAACAAGTAAAGTTATTATCTGGTAATGAGCGTATTCAGGTAAAAACTCCTGATGGAAAGGCTGTGTATTTAACTGAGATAGAGTATTCAAATCAAATGAATCTTGAGCCACAGATTAGAGAAATGTTTAAGGCTGAAGATGAACGTTTGCTTAGTCTTATAAATAATGGACAAGATACGTATAAAGCAAACAAAACTCCAAACTTTGTTATCAAGTTTAGAGCAGATGGTACAATAACGTATGCAATAGCTCAATCTGTATGGCAATTAGAAAATCCAGAATTCTTTGCAAAGTTTATTACAATTGTATCTGATGTTATTAGTAATCAGTCTACTGGTAAGACAAAGGGTAAGGCTGTTGAACAAATGGATCGCAACACGTATCAATTCCAACCTATAGCAGTAAAAGGTGGCAAAGGTATGGCGTTAAGTATTGGATTTGCAGTATCTGCTCCAATGACTGTTAAAGGCTCACCATTAAAACAAAGTCAATTACAAATTGAAATACGTCCATTTAGTAAAGGTGCAGCAAGAGAAAAGTATCAAAAAATTATTGTAGATTCTGGTACAAAGGCTGCATATAACATTGTGCTTCCAGAAGCTGAAATCAACAAGTTAGCTAAAGCACTAAAAGAAGGTGCAACTGTACAGCGTGTAAAGATGGAAGTTCCATCATTGGCTAGTTTAGATTTAAACAATCCAGAACAACTTCTTGAGTTTTATACTGCTGTTTATGATTTGGCACAATTGCCTACAACACCTGACAGTGTAAAAGAATTAGCTAAAAACGTAGTAGATGCTCAGAACAACTTTACAACTCTTGTAATGGATACTGTGACAAAACGTTTTAAAGAAAATCCAACAAATGAACAAACTGGAAAGGGTGTTTTTGATGAATTTCTTGAAGCATTGAAAGAAGACTTTGCAGAAAACTTTACAGTAGATAACTTATTTGCATATGAAAATGCTGAAGGTAGACAAATACTAAATATTGTATCTCCAGATAATGCAGGTGATCCATATAACGCTCGCTCAACTTACAACAAATCTTTAAAAAATGTAAAGATACTTGAGTCATCAGGTAGACGTTCTTTTAAACTTGTTGCAAAGTCTGCAGTAAATGTTGCAAAAGCTGATGAAGCTACTGAGAACATGGATCATACTCAAGCAGAAAAGGATATTATAAATGAAGTAGCAGAAAAGGAAAATGCTCCAGTAAAAATTACACCAGAGAATCCAACTGATGCTCCACTTCCATTAAGTGATACAGGTAAAGAAGATGTAACAAAACAAGATAATACTGATGAAGCAGAAAGTGAGGATGATGATGTTATTGATATACCACCATTTTCTATTACTCTTGATTCAGATTTTGAAGTAGCAACAAAAGAAGATATAGCATCTGAAGCAGAGTGGTTGGCAGAAAACTTACCTCAGTTTGGCATTGATGCAACTTCAATGCGTGACATAATTAATCTTGCACGTATTGATGGCACAGTACTAGGTATGTTTAAGGACAAAGTAATATATCTTAATGATGTTGTTACAGCAAAAGGAACTGTTTTTCATGAGGCATTCCACGGTGTGTTTAGATATCTTCTTTCTGAGAATGAGCGTAAAGCTTTGATCAAACAGGTAATGGATGATCCAAAACATTCTGCTAAGTTTTCAGCAGAAAATGTTAAGGAGTTTGCAAGAGTTAGAAACATGTCTGTTACAAATTACGACACGCTTGTAGAACTTATTGCTGAAGAGATACTTGCAGATGGTTTTCAAAACTACATGGGCAAAGAAAGAAAGACAGCTCCTAAAACAGCAATGCAGAAATTCTTTGACATGTTGAAAAAATTAATTAACTTCTTTGTCAGAAATAAGAATGAAATTGATTATGTGTATGGTCGCGTAAAACGTGGATACTACAAAACAGCATCAATCAAGTCAAACATATACAATGGGCAAGTTGCGTATGAGCTTATACCAGGACTTAAACAATTCTATTTGAATGAGGAAGGTAATGTTGCAAGAGCAAAGTCTGTACTATCACCAGGAGAACAGGATCAGTTGATTAATATGGTGGTTGGTGTAATGTTTCAGGATAATGTTCAATCAGACACATTTGATATAAGATTCCAACGTGCTGTTGACAAAGTGCTAAATGAAGTATACAGCATGGAAAAACTTGTTGCTCAAAATCCTGAAAAGCGTGATTTAATAGAACAAAAGTATAGTCAAATAATATCTACTTACAGGTTTATACTTGGAGGTAGAATGAAAGGTTTAAATGTAAATGATATCAATCTTACAGGTGACATTAAATTTGATAATAAATCAGAAAAGAATGGTGAAAGTCTTATCAATGGTGAAACCATAGACAATACAATGGGTCAATATTCATTTGAAGTTTTGTCTAGACTTACCAAAGATAAATATGATAAAGCAAACTCTGTTAAAATACAACGCGATAATGATGAGTTTACACTTGACACTGATGAAATAGAAAATACATTTACTGGTGAAAATGCAAATGAAGTACAAGATGACGAAAGAGTTTCTGCAAAAGAAGAAGTTGAGAACAATGATTTTGATTCAGGAATGGGTGAGCAAAACAGAATGGATTCATATGTTTCTCAAATAAGAAGATTCTTTTCAACATTAAGAAGTGATGAGTTTGATGCTGAAACAGGTGTCAACTTTCCACGTATGATTGATGGTCAAGTTTTATTTCCAACATTACTAAAAATTACAGCAAGCGTACAGCCAAAAAATATCATTGATACGATTGGTATTATGTCTGAGCAGATGATTAAAGATGGATTTGAAGCAGTAGGTAAAGATTTAAAAATAATTTATGATGAGATTCAGACAAGAACAAAAGCTGATTCTCAAGGTGTTGCACAAACAAACAAGCAACTTTTAAATTTGATTACTGAAGTGCTACATGGCGTAGAACTAAACTATGTAATGTTTAATGTAGCATCACCTAAGAAAGTTGTAATAGATGAAGTGCAAGGTGGTAATATTGAAAGTGCACTTCAAGAAAAAGATGTTACATTTAGGATGTTTGATAAAGTTATGGATGCTGACATTACAAAAAAACGTAATGACATAGTAGCTAACTTCATTAAAAAACATTCTACTGAAGCATCAACTCAGGAGTTTAAAGATGCAGTACAATTCTTAAAAACTTTTGGTACTACATTCATGAGTACTCCAGATATATTGTCAAGTCAATTTGGTCAAACACTCAAGTTAGAGCAATTGACAAATCAAGTTCACAATGCGTTGACAACAATTGGAATGACTGTTCCTAGATCATTAGTTGAGCTTTCCATTTTGGCAATGAATGCTGAAGAAAACAAAGTAACAAATGATGTAGATTTAAAAATACAAAAGTTTTATGATATAAACGAAAGCTTTGTAAAACAGCAACAGTATCTTGAGAAAGATTTTTTCAGAAGTTTAGTAGCTATACTTGATTCTGCATACTTGGAATCAGGAGCACCAAACTCACGTATTAGAAATATACTGGACGATGACAAAACAAAAAATAAAGATGCAAAACGTTTGCTTGTTATTTTGAAAAAAGCATCTGCGTATGCTGTTAAATATGATCCAACAGATATTCCTAGTGTAATTAAGAATGCAGAAGGAAAATCAATATTTCGTTTTGCAAAATACAATCCATTAATCATGCTTGGTCAGCGTTTGCAAACAATGACTTTAGAAGAAGCACTAGCAGATGATCCTTACTATGAGAACACGCTTAGAACATTTTTGGAAGATAATGTTTTACTTGGTGGCTTACTAAAAGGCGAAGTCAACAAGGACACAGAAAAAATAAACTTATTTTTGCAAAACTTTACAGTTGCAATGTTTGGTGGTGTTCAACAACGTATTGGGGATGTAGCTAAAAAAGGACAAACGTTTAAATCAGTAGATGAAAGATCATTGCACATGTTGCAGATTCTTGCTTTCATGGATAGAAAAACAACTGCTAATAAAGCTGGTACAGAAGTAACAACTTACTTTAGATCTTTTCATCAATTAGAAGCAACATCTACAAACTTTTTGATATCTGCATTATATGAACCTTTTACATCAAAAGATAAAAAGGAAACAAATGATAGAGGTCAAATACTATATCAAGGTAAACATTTAAAAATTGTAGAAGATCTTGTTGGTATTGTTGGTCAGGAGTATAACAGAATGTCACGTGAATGGGCACGCAGACTTGATCTAAAACGTGATTATGAAAGTGGTAAAAGTAATGAACTTGTAAATAAATATAATGCTGTACTAGAAGACGATGGTGTTACTATTAATGTAGACAGCAAAGACTTGAGAGCATACAAATTTAATATTCTAAGTGACTTTTTTGAGAATGATGAAAATGCTTCATTAAATGAAGATTTAATTGATCTTGCAAAAAATCAAGTACCATTTAATGAAATAGATCCTAAAGATTTACTTGAGGCACTTGATGAATATGCAAGGAAAGAATTTCAAGCATATCTTGATACTCTTGAAAAACTTGGTGCAATTACAAAAGTTTCGATACCTGTTGGTAAAGAAATAGTTGATCCAAGACCAGGCGCAAAAGTTAAGTTTCCTACTCAATATTACACTTCAGATATGCTACCAAAGACTATTAGTCAAGGTTATGCAGCTTCTGACAAAACAAAAATCAGTGACGCATACAATCAACCATATGGTGCAAAAGCAGATAGTGCATTAGATCCAATAGAGAATTTACTTTTTGATATGTTCATGGGTAATTGGAGAAACAGTTTGCACTTAAATCAGTTGATGGATGGTGACATGGCTTTGAATGTTAAGAATGCTCAGGACTATGTAAAACGTTTGAAAAAGATTGTTGCATCTGGTTCCAACATGAAAGATGGAACACATAGAGTTGCATACATGAATACAATTACTGGATTTATACATGAGCAAATGCCACAGTATGGTCCTTATTATTCTAGTGGAGAAATCATTTCTGATTTTACTATTCCTAGTGAATTAGTACGTGAGCAACTTCTTGAAGGTTATGAGAAAGCAATTGATGGTGTAAAAGAAAGTATCAATGGTAGCACTGTCAAATGGGCTGACATGATGCGTGAGGTGTTTGATGGTCAAAGTATTTCAACATTAATGCATCAAATGGATATGCATGATACTCTAGGAAGACTAGATGAACGTGGCATGTATATTTTAATTGCTAAACATTATAGAGCATTGACAGAGCAAGAGACAAAATATCTTGAGTCAATGAAGATTGTGAACAATGCTAAGAAGACAATTACAGCAGATAGAAACATTTATCACAAATTATCTGAAGGATACATTGATAGAACAGATGTAAGTACTCTTATAATTAAACCAAATACAGATGAATCTGTAGCTGATGCAACTGCACGAGTATATGATGAACTTCATGGATTATACATGCAAGCATATGACTTACGTAAAGATCGTGAGCTAGCTTCAACAGAAGCTGATACAATTAATGAAACAGCAAGAATAAATACTGAAATTGAAAATGTTTACAAATCAATTCATGAATATTATGAACCAATGCCTCATCGTAAAATACTACATGACATTTTAAGTTCAATGGAAATATTTCAAATTGATCAGTTGATGGATACCACATCTTCTAAAAATGCTACACTGTTACCACTTGATGTAATGAAAGCAGAAAGAACAGAAAGTGGATACATTAATTTTAGAATGGCAGCATTGGATGTTCCTAATAGTGCTAAATATCTACAGGTAGAAACAAGTGGAGTCAAAGACAAAGCAAAACATTCTGTACAAGCTAAGATGTTGTTACCAGCAAATATTGCTGAAGATCAATTTAGAGAGGTTATAGAAATAGAAGCTAGAAAAGCTGGAGATATTTTGACTGAAGATGATATTCTTTCAATAGAAAATGTAAAACGTTCTCTTAATGACTATCAACTTTCATTGCGTAAATCTACAAAAGCTAGATTATTATACTTTACTGAAGTTCTCAGAAAAGGTGATGACTTTGAGCTGGGTAAAATATTTACAATGATACGTGAAAGCCTTCAGTTGCAGAGTGCTCCTAAAAATATCCTGGACATGTTTGCTGTTAAACCAGATGGCAAACCAGTATTCAGCCCTAATTTGAGTTTGATAAGAACTACACTTGAGTATTATATGATTGCTCAGTACAGTAAAAATGTGACTGATGAGAAAGTATCTGGATTTAAAAACTTCCATGAAAGTTCATTTGGTTACAATGTACTAGTTGACCCTGCCACAAATCAGGTTATTACAACAGAAGAGTATGCTGCTAATCCAGAAGCTTTTAAAGATAGAAAGTTACGTTCAAGGCCTTTGGGTGTTAGTATTGAAACACAAGCAGATGGTAGTAAGATTTATTTTGTTGAAGCTATAATGCCAAAACCATTCTTTGAAAATCAACAACAAGAAGCATTCTATAAACAAAATCTAACCAAAATGTTTGCTACTCGTATACCTACTGAGGACAAGCGTTCTATGATAGTAATTAAAGTTGTTGATTATGTTGATTCATCTAAAATGAATAACATTATTGTGCCACATTTTGTGCATCTATTATCAGGTTCTGACTTTGATATTGACTCCTTGTTTGGAAGAATGATGTCATATTACAAAAATGGAAAAGGTAACTATAACTTGTATGGAGATTATAGTCAATATAAAGACATAGATACAGGTCAGTTTATTGAGTTTATGCATTACATGTCAAAACATGAAGACATTGGTCCTTTGATTAAACAACGCAAAAAAGAACTAATAGAGCAAGGCACAATTGAAATGCCAATGGGTGGTGCGCTGTTTGAAATTATTGAAAATCTAGGATTTACAATTGAAGATTTGACAGAACATTTTGACCAGAAAATTGTAAAGTCAAAATACACAGACCAAAAAGATTTTACAAGTTACATGTTTGAGTTGACTAAAGAATCAAAAGATTTTTATGTCAATGCAAAAGAATTAGCTGAACAAAATCCAGAAAATAGAGAGCTTGCAAAAACAAGAAATGCGTATGGTAGAGAACTTGGTGATTTAAAAGCAATTAGAAAACAATCTGTTGACGAGCAAAGAGTCTTAAAAGAAAAAATGCGATACATTGATACAATGTTTGAGTATCAGTCAATTATGGATGTGCTTGCTAAGTTTAATATGCCAAGTAATGTTTCTCAATTCAATGCAAGACCTGCTTTCTCAGAAATGGTATCACCTAAATTTCAGAATCAAAATCTTGCTGCAAGTATAAAGATTCTTGGTAATGAAGCTGTGTTTAAGTATTTGTACATAAACCAACGCTCATCTACTCAAGAGTTTAAAGATATACTTGAAAGATTTGGTATTGATTTAAAAACAATATCTAAAAAATCTAACTTGTTTACTCCTACCAGCATGATTGAGTCAAAGGTAGAAAACAACATGAATAAGGATGGTATTGGACGTACTGCTGTAATGAATAAGTTTTTATCTCTAGCAAGTCAATATAATTTAAAACTTTCTGACAAAGGGATAGTTTGGGCATATCAAAAACTAGACAAAAGCATTGTTCTTAAAGATACGTTTGGCCAGCTTAATGAAAATGAAGACAGAGTTATTGCAATCATTGGTAACATACTTGGTATGTTTGCAGATGGTGCTAAGGACCCAATACCATCAGCTCTTCAAATGAATGAGATAAATGCTAGTACAACACTAGCAATGATAGGTGTAGGGTTAGATCCAGACTTTGCAGTAGCCTTTAACTTCTTACCTGAAGTGCGTAAAGCTGCATTAGCAGTTCAGCAATCTCAATTTGCATTATCAGAAGACTTAGAACAAGATTATTTATTTTATAATCAGGCTATTAAAAATCAACTTTCAGATTTAATTGAAGAAAATGAAGATGCATTTAATAAATTAAAGTCTGCAGGATTCTTTACAAGCAAGTCATTTAAAGATTTTGCTGTTATGGATGACCCATTGGCAGTGCGAATTGGATTTGAAGCACAAAAATTAAATATTTACGCTCTCAAGAATAATGAACTTACGCCATCATCAATTGGTTTTGAAATGGTTTATGACAAAACTAATGAGATGCTTACTGAGGCTGAGATGAAAATGGTTCTTCTTACATTCTATGCAAAACAAGCACAACAAACATGGGCTATTAATAGAGCTGCTAGTATAACAAATTTATTCAAGCGTTTGAATCCAAGTCTTGTAGCATTTGACAAAATGCGTGATAATATAACTGAGCTTATTGAAGATGAAAAACTCTTTACGAAAGAGTCAGCTGCTAAGTTGTTTGAAGATGATCAAGTATGGTCTATTTTAAAAGATGCACTTGACGATGCCAATGAGCAATTTTCAAAAATATTCTTAGAAAGAACACCTTTCTTTAAACCAATTACTAATGCATTTAAAGGATATTTTGAAGATCCAAAAACTGTTGCAAATACTTTGACAAGTTTCTTGTCACTTAACAAGTTCAAGATGACGTTTCCTGCGTCAAGAACTTCTGATAATGAATATGTACAGTCAATATATGATAAGGATGATGAAATGATTTTAAAAACATTCTCACCTGAGTATTGGTTTACAAATGACCTATTTGCACAAGTAGAAAAATTCAGAGAAAAGTATCCTAAGAATGAGTTTCTAAAATTATTACGTTCTGCAGATTCAAAAAATACAGCAACAGTAATTTATAATGGTAAATCTTATCAAGGTATCAATGAAAGATTCATATCTATGATAAGTAAAGCTAAAGTAAAAGGTGACTATGCAGGAAAGGTAGCTGATGCTATTGCTCAGTTGTATAACAGTGGCATGGTAGAAGAACGACAGTTTATTAAAAACTTATTTTATCATGATGTGGTAAGAACAGGTCTTCAACATAAAGAAGGTTCTTTCATAGGACTTATGCCAGCAGAGTTATTGATTCCATTGTCTGGTTATATTCAGGAATTCATAGATGGTATTCAAAATGTAACCACTAGTCCAAATTTTGAAGAAGCTTTTGAGAACTTTATTAAAGCATACACTGGTGAGACAACAGATACTGGTGTAGTAACATTCTTTGATGAGATGTTTACTCAACTTGCATATGCTGCGTCTTCAGAAAATAACAATCAAAAGATACCTAAGTTTAAAAACAAAGGTAAGGATGGTAAAATGAACACGCGTTCTGTAGTATTTTCAGTAAACTTTAAAAAACCACAGTTCTCAAAACCATTGGTAAAAGCGTTTTTAGATCAATCTGTAACTCCTGATTCAGAAAGTTTGACAACTGCCAAAGTGAAAGCAATAAACTTTACACTTGACGCATTAGATTTGCAACTTCCAGAAAGTATTGATTTGGCAAAAACTGATGTTATAAACATTGCAGATGCGCTTACTGACGAGTTTACAATAAGATTGTCAAATAAGAATGAAAAAGCAAATGTGACATTAGGTAAAATGTTTGGTGTTGTAAAAGATATGAGTGAACCTGATTCATCTGAGTATGTATTCCCAAGTATACTAAGAATTGGTATAAAAACATTTGTTCTACAAGGAGTTGATGGTAACGCTGCTGGTGGAAAATCAATTGGCTCAAATCTTTATGATTCTATTGTTGGCAAAACAACATTGACAAACGTTGGGACTTACGCTAAGTATTCAGTGATACCTGATCAATATGCGTCAGAAGCTCTTAGTCCAATAGCATTTACAACAGAAAATGCAAATGCATACAAACGTTACATTGATAAGAAAGAAGCAATTGTATTTAACACTAACATTATTGATACTGCTAAGAAAGATGAAAAAATTAGTACAACAGTAAATGAAAATGTTAAAATACCTGACGATTTAAAAGACCCTACTGAAAATGTAATTATAGAACAAGATCCTTCTAAAGACCAATTAGAAAAAAATGCAGGTGATATAGTAGATGGAATATCTTCTGAGAAAGGTGCTTCAAAATCTCAGATTGAATTTGGCAATGATCTTTTAGATCAGCTACTTAAAAATGTAATGGGCGAAGGTACATCAAATGTTTCTGAGGTTCCAAAGTTACAACGAGGTAGGTATGTAAAATATAATGGTGAAACTTATATTGTCACTAAGCAAAATGAAGATGGGACATGGCAAATATATAATCCACTACTTGAAGGTGCTAAAGCTAAAATATCAGTAGCAGAAACAAATATGAAGACTCTTGAAATGATTGCAAAAATTATTGAGTATAAAGATTCTGAATATATAGTAACATCTAAAAATACTATCATATCTTTGACAACTAATAAAAAGATGATGTGGGGTGAGAATGATGGAAACAGAAAGGCAATTCTAGGTCTTGCTGGTCAAAATAAAACCATTATTAAACCAACTAATAGACCAAGCATTGATCCAACAGACGAAAATAATTGTTAGGTATGGCACTAAAATGTAGAACAGATATTAAAAAAGCAATTACAAAAAAAGCAATTGCACCACATGTTTCAAAGAATGTTCAACAGACTTCTTTTGATAGATTGTTTATTTCTAATGAGGCATTTCCTAGTGGCAAATCACAAGTTTACAAGGTTGCTGAAAGTATAGTCAATAAAACTAATAAAGATTTTAAGGGTAATATCGCATATCGTAATGAGATGAGCAATGGTCAAGAGATTGTTTTTAATCCATCTCAGGATATTGTCACTGTTTATTACAATGAATACTTGAAAGCTGTTACTGAACAAGAGGCACGCGCAATACAACGTGCTGATGCTGAGCGTGCAGGTATAGAGTATGATGATGATTATCTTTTTGACAATGAAGAATCTAGTAATCCTCTTTATGATATGTATGAAGATATGGCAAACCTAGAACTAACTCCAGCAGTAATTGAGTATCTTTATAGTGATGGTAGTAAAAGAATGCGTATTGATAAGTTTGCACAAGCTGCTAAAGACTTAGCAACAAACTTACGTGGCATGAACTACACTAATGATGAGATACTTGAAAAAATAAAATGTTTATAAGATGAGTGCATGTCCAAATATAAATGACCAAGCCTGGAAAGATTTACTAATAGCTTTAGGTAATGAAGCAGATGCAATGACTGCGTTTGTTATAAATAATAATGAGATTCCATCTGTTGACAAAGCAAAAGATTTATTAAAACAATTGCGTATTCAGGATAAGGATGAACAACTTTCTCTTGCATCAGATCAGTTTAAGTTAAGCAGATCAGTGCAGCAGCGAGCAATGTTGGAAACAGTAAAACTACGTTCAAATCTTGCACAACGTGCCACTATAGAGAAACTAATAGAGATGAATGATTTATATCAAGATTTTCTTAACTCAAACATTGAAGCAGCAAAAAATGGTAGCCCTATTGAAAAAACGTTAAGTGTATCCAAGTTCATTGGTTCTTCTGACTTTAAAGGTGATCCAAAAGAATATGAAGCATTCAAACTGTTTGGTACATTTATGCATGAGTTGCTTGAAATTGGACAGGTTGAGGCACTGAAGTCAGGTAAAACAATTGCTCAAATTTACAATGAGGAGTTTTTTGAAAAAGCTTATGAGGCATACACTAAAAAAAATCCATTTGAAATACAGAAACTTACAAAAGAAGAGATGTATGAGATGGCATTTGGATTAGTACAGCATGTTAATAGTAAAAATGCTAGTGGTTATGTGATACTTCCAGAGGTTACAATTGTTGGAACATCTCTTTCTGGTAGTAAGGTTATTGGGCGTCTTGATATTTTGATGATTGACTCAGTGGGACGTGTTCATATCTATGACTTTAAAACTAAAAAGATTAAGTATCTTACTGAGCGAAATCCATTCAGTGGACAAAATGAAGTTGTAGTTGACAAGGCTCTCATAGAACTAGCCAACAAAAGGTATCCAATTGCTAATACACCTGGCGTAGCAACAGAATTTCAAAAAATATCTTTGCGTTCTACATATGATGTATGGATGATGCAGTTAGATATTTATGACAACATCCTGAAACAAGGAGGCATTGATGTAGCAAATAAAACTATATCATCTTTAATGTATCAGATTGATGAAAATGATAATTCATATGTTGCTAGTGTACTTCATGTATTTGAAGATCAGGAGTATTATGATCAAGCACGTAGTGCAAGATTAACTACAGATGGTTATTGGTTCTCAAATGTTGATTCAACAAATGATGTTGTGTTTAAAGTAAAACGTGCAGCTGCTATTGAAATACCAACAGGTGAATTTACTGAAGAAGAAATAAAAAGTAAATCACCAGAAGAATTATTTGACATTAATCCTACTGATAAAAACATGAAAGATTTTGTCAAAGTTCTTGATGACATTATTGATGGACAAATTGCAAAGATTTATGAAGATATTAATGAAGCAAAAAACAAACCTAATCGCGATAAAAAGTATGAAGAACTTCTTGCTGCGCGTAGAGATACACTGAATAACTTTAAGAAAATTGTAGACAAACTTAAAACTACAAATCCAAATGCACTTGTAAACTCCGCTAACTTTTTTAATGCTCTTAATGTTATGGAGCAAGACTTGGAGACAATGAGCAAAATTTCAAGAATGGCTCTTGATGCATACATGACTGGTTCACCAAATGACAAAATACGTAATCTTGATAAGGTACGTGAAGCATTTAATAAAAGTGTAGTACTTGACGCTGTAATTGAAGTAATGAATCAGATTGTTAATGAGGCTGCAGAAAATGAAGAAAACAAAATTGGTGTAGATAGTCCTGTGAGACAACGATTGACACAACTTACAATCTATGCAGAACAAATACAATCAGACTGGAAGAAAATTGGTATGGCCAATGCTGTTACAGTAATGATGTCTCCAGGTGAATCTGTATTTGGTAAAGTAAATGAACAAAAACGCCAAGCACTTGAAATAGAATTAGAACGCTTAAATGAAGAAGCTGAAAAATTAAAAACAAATCCTAAACTTGGGTTATACAAGCAAGCAAAAATTAAATTCTTTAGTCTTACAAACAAAAACTTTAGAGAAAAAGTAAAAGAAGCAATGGGTCCTAATGGCTCTATTGTACTTGCAGAAATATCAAGAGTTGAAAAACGTATTATGCAAATTGAAATGTTACTTCAAGGATTTGAATTCTCAGAAGAAGCAATGGAGAAATACATTAGTGGGGTTACTGATCATACACAACCTTTTTATGCTGGTATGCCAAATCCTTATGCTGGTTCTGATACAATACTTGGTGGTTGGATGATGGATTCTGCTATTGCCTCAGCATCAAATTCTGACTTGGCAATTTCTGCATTTACAACAATGCTCAAAGATTTTAAATCTCAAGCAGAATACAATGTAATGAATGATGCCAAACTACAAAAGTTTGATAGATTACGTAGACAACTTCTTGACAAAGGTTTTTCTGTTGAGGATTTGAATAAAGCAGTTTCAGAATGGCGTGAAGTATCTTTTTATGATTCAAAAACTGGTGAGATAACAAGTAAAAAAATACTTACTTATATTAAACCTTTCAGTGCTGAGTATGAAAACACATACAAAGGATTCCAACAAAAGCTACGTATACTGAATAAAGAAGTATATGAATTGCGTGCTGTGTATAATGAGAAGTTTAATACACCAGAAAAAGCAGACGCAGAACAAAAATACAACGATAAAAAAGCTGAGAGAGATAATCATAATAATGGTATGATTGAGTGGATGTTGAATAATGCCAATCTACCATATGTTGATGAATTTTATAATTTACAATTAAAGCTTCCTGAAGATATACGTGATGCAATGCAGAAGATATATCTTGAGCAAGAAGTAATTTTACACAGTGTTGGTAGAGGTAATGAAGTTTTACTTGAAGAAATGGATTTTGACAGACTTCAAGAACTTGATGCTGCATTAAAAGATTTACGTTTACAAGCAATGGAACGTAGTCCTGAGTATGCTGAGTACATGGAAAAACTTGATGAGTTGTATGAGTATGATACCAATGATAACTTTTTCAGGGTTATGGAGAAAAATGCTAAGGTGCTTTACTCTGATGACAAAGAAAAACTTGACAAATGGTATGGTTTAAATACAGTAACACGTCCAACAGCTGATTGGTATGAAGCAGTAAGTGAATTATATGACCAACGTGCAGAGTATCTTTCAAGTGATCCTGAAATTAAAGAGTTGTTTGATAGAAAAAAACGTATCATGGCTCCTTACAAAAATGCAGGAAGATTTAATCCTAAGTATTTGACTGATGAGGAAGTTATGGAACTTGATTCTATTGAGGCTGAAATAGAAGATATCATTGAAGGTAAAAAAGGCACACCTTCAACTCTTACAAAAGATGAAAAAAGAGAAGTTGCAAGGATAACTCAAGAAATAAGAAAACTTGTTTCATTTGAAATTAATCCAATTTACAATAAAGAGTTTGACACTAGATATAGAATTCTTGAGAATGCTTATACTCAGATTGTGTTATCACAAAACAATCTCACACTTGCAAGAAATAAAGGTGTGGATGCTGATATACAAGCAGCTGAAGATGATGTTATATTTGCTGTTACTAGATTTGGTAGAGTAGAAGGTGAATTTCAAACATGGTTTGAAAAAAATCATTACAATAAGTATGAAAGTATCACAGTTAAAAAAGATTTAAGAGCATACAAGGTTCCTAAATCATTTAACTTTGAAAGACTTCCTTCAGCTACTGTTGTAGATAAGTACATGGAACAAGTACCAAATCCAAAATATTATAAAGTAAAACGTTTACGTCTTGGTAACTGGACACTGGATGACAAAAGATTATCAAATGCACAAATAGAAGAATTACAAGAAGATCCTGAAAATATAAAAGCACTTCATGTTTCTGGTAGATTGAATATGAAACCAGGAGCTTACAATCCAAATTTTATAAAAGGACCTGAAGGTGTTCCATTACCAAAAGAAATAAAAGTAGACAGTGATGGTCATTATTATATTGATCCTAAAGCTGGTCCAAGTAAAAACATTAGTGATAAATATCTTCAGCTTTTAAATAACAAAGAACAGTTTGATTTTTATAATAGCATGATGGATATATACTTTGATTTACAAAAGAAAATTGAAGGTAGAAAAATTGGATACCAAGTTCCAGGATTTGCGTCATCTTTGATAGAAGGTATTGCAAATGAGAGTTTTGGAAAAGGTTTTTCTAAACAGTATAAGTCATTTGTTGACAAGCATTTTAAAGCAATGGGTCAACAAGATATGTCAGAAAACATTTATGGTGATATTAGTTCACGTATAAGAATGCGTTTTTCTAATCAATTAGGAGAAGAAATACAATCTTCAGATGCGATTGGTTCTTTTATGAAGTGGACTACTGAAGCTCACATGAACATTTCTATGCAAGAAGTTGCACCTGTATCTAAGGGATTTATTGAGTTTATGAAACTGCAGCGTAATCAATTGGCAAAGGATCGTTTGAAAGGTGAGATTTATGTTACAGATGAAAAAACTGGAGAAAAAACAAAAATTGACATAGAGAAAAAACTTGCTGAGATAGATAATCTTTTAAAGATTGTTGAATTTGAAAACAAGAAGTTCTTGTATGGTATAACTGAAAACACAACTGATGCTGGTAGAGCTACAAAAAAAGTTATTGATGGATTCTTTAAGTACACTAGTTTTATCAGAATTGGATTTGACATTGCCAATCAAACAAAAAACTATACGTCAGGTAATGTTCAAGCTTTTTTAGCTGCTGGTGGTAGCGATAGCGCACACTACAGTAAGAAAGATTGGCTTTTTGCAAAAGGTAAAGTATATGGATACAGTGGATTTTTGTCAAACTATCTTAAGGATTGGGGACGCATATCTGACTTGTCTGAAACAACAATGCTTTATAGAATGATGAATCCTGCACAAAAAGATATTATTAAATACTTTCAAGATTCATCAGGTTCAAAAGGACGCAGGCTTGCTGAGAAATTAACATCTATTGGTGATCTTGGATATATGCTTCAAGATAAAGGTGATACAGAAATTGCAGTTACAGTAATGTATGCAATAATGAATAACTATAAATTTGAACAAATTGAAAGCATTGATCCTATTACAGGTGATAAGATCTTTAAACGTGATGCTAAAGGTGAAATTGTAATGGTGTCATCTCATGAGGCATACATTAAAGATGTTGATGGAAACTTGGTTATCAGAAATGATGTAAACTATACTAAAGAAGATGAAAAGCGTATAAGAAATATTATTTATTCAGAAATGCGTAGAGCACAAGGTAACTATGCTAGTGCAGATCAAACAGAATTTGAAAGTAGGGTACTTGGTAAGATGGTTTTCTTTTTTAGAAAATTCTTGGTTCCACAATTCTTAAATAGATTTGGATACTTGCGTCCTAACTGGGAAGGTTCAGAAGTATCAATTGGATATTGGAGAGCTTTTGGAAGAGCAATGAAACTTTTTGGTGTTGGAAATACTATGAAAGAATTTCTTGTGGGTTCAGATACACTTTCTAAGATGGGACTTTCAGGTGGTGTAAAAACATATGTAATAAAAGATCCAAAAACAGGTACTGTTGTTAAGACAGTTGATGCTGGAGATTTTTATTCAAAACGTGTGCATCATGCAAGACGTGATGCAATTGCAATGGCATTGCTCACAGTGATTAGTATGTTGTTATTATCATTTGTAAGGCGTAGAGATGATGATGATGAGGAGTTGAGTATACTTGAAGGTAATGCAATAAGAGTTATTTGGGGTACAAAAGCAGAAACTGTTTCTATGTTTCCAGTTGGAGAAGGTTCTCAGGAGTATGTTAAGAATTTTACTACAGCAATACCATTTGTACGTGAATTCTCAGCAACAATTAAGATGCTCAACCATGGTTTAAAATATGGCATGGCTATGACAATGAATGGTGGTGAAGAACCAGATCCAAATTATGATTCTGAATTGTATCAGGAAGTTTGGAAAGATGCTTTCTATTCAAGAAAATCAGGAGCTTATGAAAAGGGTGATGCAAAATTTGGAAAAGATTTTGTAGATTTAACTGGTCTTAAAAACTTTAGAGATATACTTGATCCAAATTATAAAATTGATGTACTAAAACGTAATCAATAATTTTGATGATAAAAAAATAATTACTATCTTATTACTGAGGTAGTGCAGCATTAAATACTAAAACTGAAGAAAAATGGTTTACAAAGTTTATAAAAGCAACAACTATATAATTATTATAGATGAGAATGATAATTATTTTGAGGAACATTGCGCTAATGTTCTTGTCACAAAACTACTAACACCTAGCACTACTTATGATATTACATTTTTCAGAACAGAAAGTGTACCTCAAGCATTTTACAGCATACCTTTTGCAAACATCAGACAACAATCTGGTGCACCATATGCAAACGTTGCTACTTGGGAGTCGTGGTATACACTTAACACAGGTCTTTGTAGCAATGCAGCAGTTTTAAATTCAATCCTTGCAACCTTGCAAGCACAAACAGATGTTGAAGGTGTGTTTGTTATAGATACTGGTAATTTTGATAAAATTGTTTTGCAAGTAAAAGTTTGGGATCAAGATAGTCAATCATATATTGCAATATACTACTATAATCCTGATGGTACTTTGTATACACCAGTAGGGCCACTTGAATGGGTTGGGCCTGGAGGAAGTGTAAATGCTACCATTATAAGTCCACTTGGAAATACTACCACTTGTGGTAATGCAGTTGCAGTTACTTATTGTGCTGCGCAAGCAACAGAATTTTTTGATCAAGGAACTACATTAGATGATATTCTCACAGAGTTAACAACTGGAACACTGGATGTAAACATTACAAATCTAAATATTGCTGTTACTGCTACAGATCTTGACATTAGAGATTTAGTTTGTGCAACTGATTCAGTATCAATATGTTCTGATGGTGTAATTGTAGCATCTGCAAGTCCATTACCTGTAGGATTGTATGCAGATGATTTAGTTTCACTAGCACCTGAAAGATTAACTACAACAGGAGGCCCTACATATCAAGCATTAGATGTAAATCAAGTTCCTTTTGTGAGAACACCTAATCTAAAAGTATATATAACAGGAACAGGTTTTATTGCAGTACCTGTATATTCAATTACATTCTTTAATAGTGGTTCTGATAATGAGCAAATTACTTTTGATGGTGGTACAAGTTATGAAACTATTCCTCCAGGTGTTTCTATATCAATGGATGCTGGAGGTAACAATACTTATCCAGCAAGTGCATTTGGATATGACGTTCTTGGAAGTGGACCACTTATTATAACTTATAACTCTTAATTATGAAAACATTTATAAATAGAGATCTGCCTAATGATGAATATCAAGCAGCAGTAGGTGCAAATAACCCATCTGCAAGTAATGTATTTGCAACTATAAATGATATACCTGCAGTTTCATCAGGTATTTGGGGTATATCAGATGCAAGTGGAGTATATACTTACTATACCACTTTTACTCTTGCTATGGCAGCAGCAGTAGCAGGACAGACTATTGAATTATTTGCTGATGTTACAGAAACAGGAAATGTTACTATTGCTATGAAAAGTGGAGTTATTATAAATGGTAATGGTCACACATATACCTATACTAATAACTCTGGTATAATGTTTTCTGATTCAGCAAATGCTAGTGGTACATTTGCTTTTTATAATATAAATATTACAAGAACTAATACTACATCAACTGGTGCTGTAATATTTGCCTTTACAGCAACTTCTTTATATGCTACGTCAACAGTTGACTTTAATAGTTGCGTTATTAAGTATACTGTTACATCTGGTAACTCACAAATTGCATCAACAGATGCATTGAAATCAGCAATATTAAATAGTGTAAATTGTGTTACAAATGGTGCTGGTACTGCATTTATTGGATCTCAAGTTATTACATTAAATAATGCTATTATTACATGTAATGGAACTTCTAGTGGAGCATATAGTTGTACTTTAAAGCAATGTATAATACAAACTCAAAGTGGATGTGGTATTAGCAACTCCACAACAAGAGAATGTGTTGTCAACTGTATAACAAGTGGTATAGGTATTAATGCTGGTTCTTCTTATAATTGTACTGTTACAACTAATACAGGAAATTGTTTTGATTCTACTGGTCCTCTTGTTAATTCAGGTTCAGGATCAGCAAATAATTGCGTTGCTATAACAACTTCTGGAATTTGTTATTATTCAGTTGTAACCAATGGTTGTTGGGGGTATTCTTCTACAAATCATGCAATATTTATTCATTTCAATTATGGTGATGGTAGATATAAATACTATAATGGATTTTTCAGCTCTGGTGGTGCTATTGTGGCAAATGTTCCATCTGGTGCATATTTAATAAATTGTACAATATCCTCTACTTGGAATAATGCAGGAGGTCATGCAGTCAGGATAAGTGGAACAGGCAATGATAGTTCTGGACAAGCAAAAAATCAAATTATAAATTGTGTACTTGAGACTGTAAATGCATCAGCTAATTGCATAAATTCAGTAGCAGCAAGTGACTGTAAATACTCAAACAATTCATTTAAAATTGCATCCACACCAGTTAATGTTAATGTGACACAAGGAATAATTAATACTCAAGATAATCAAGGAAATATATTATTATGATAACAAAAATAGATATCTTATTAGATTATAATGAAATAATAAGTAGTGTTGAGTCAGTTGTAACAACACATATGATAAGTGATTTATCAGGAAATGAATCTTTATCTTATCAAAGTTTTATTGATTTGGTAAATAGCAAAACTCCAGAAAAATATAATCAAGTTTTTATAACAGAGGAAGATGTAAAAAGATATGTTCTTTTATTAGTTGAATCATTAGAAGTTAAATCAATGCATGATGTACTTTATGATGCTTTATCAGACTCTGAAAAATTAGTATTTGATAACTTTTATAATACATTTACAGTTTAATCATGGCAATAACAACAGTGACAACATCAATGGCAGGTGCTATTAACTACACAGTAGTTACTGATAGTTCGGCAGATTGGAGTAGTGTATCTAACTCAACTTATTTTTATAATAAGGCAGATAAGTTAGTGCATTATAAGGATTCTACAGGAGTTGTCCAAGAAATATTTAGTGCAGCAGCAGGAGGAATCACAGTAGGTACAACAACTTCAACAGGAACAGATGGTAGAGTGTTTTTTCAAGCAGGAGGAGTAGTTCAGCAAGATGCCGCATTCTTTTGGGATAATACTAATAAAAGATTAGGAATAGGTGCTACACCTGCAAGTACAGTAAGTCTTGATGTAAGGTCGCAAGGTGCATTATCAACTGACATAGCATTTAGAGTTAGGAATAGTGCTGATACACTTAATACTTTTCAATCAACTGGTGATGGTAAGACAAGAATGCAAGGTTCAACATATTATACTGAATTTGACCCAGCAAATGGCTTGTATGTAGGCAATAATTTTGGTAACATGATTAATTTAAGTGGTGTTTTACAAGGAACATCATGGTTTAATGCTGGGGCTGATGGCAAATTAGCAGTAGGTAGAACAACTGCAAATTATAGATTTCATGTTAACAGTAGTACTACTAATCCAAATATACCTGCTTGTTTCAATAGCAATAGTGATGTTAATGGACAAAATGGTATAGCATTTACAACCACATGGACTGGAAATGATTTTGGAAATATTGGAGGAATTTTAAAAATGAAACATACGCATCTTGGCGGAAGTGGTGTATTTCAAAATTGTCAATTTGACTTTGACTTAAATTATAATAATTCTACCCCAACAACAAGAGCATCAATTACGGGAAGGTCAAATATTTTAATAGGAACTCCAACGGAAAATATAGCTGATAGTCATACTATTTATATACCCAACGGTACAGCACCAACAGGTTCAATTACAGATGGATATAAACAATACTCAAATGACATAACAACAGGCAATGCTGCTCCACATTTTAGAACAGAGAATGGCTCTATTGTTAAGTTGTATCAAGAAACAACAGCAGTAACACCTGCCACAGTAGTTAGTGGAAGTGGTGGCACTGTAAAACACGATGACACTTTTGATGGCTATACGCTTGAAAAAGTAGTTAGAGCATTGCGAAATTTAGGAATCTTAGCATAAAAAATATATAGTATGGCAATTTTAATTAGAGCAACAGAAGAAAAAAAGATTACAATTTCAGGAACTGACATTGAACTTACACAAGTTTATGGTAGAATTAGATTCTTAGGAGATTTTCCAGGTACTACTATTGAAGGTGAAGTAGCAACATTTGCTAACATAACAACATTTGAAGAAGGTAAAATGCTTTATACAGATGTTCCTATTGGTAACTATAAAGCTAATCTTGAGCCAACAGAAGTACAATCTTTAGATACAGCTCACAAATATGCTAAGATAGCTTATGAGCAACAAGGATATGAAGTAATAATTGATATGCTATAAGCTAAGTAAAAATGCTTGTATTAAACAAAGATAAATGAAAGAGTTGAAAACAAGATGGAATGCACCAACTCCTAAGTTCTGGAAAATAGTACAGAAAATTGGATTAGCTGCAGGTGCAATAGGTACTATATTAATTGCAGCACCTATTGCTTTACCTACTGCTTTTGTAACAATCAGTGGATACCTTGTAGTGACTGGTAGCATTACTGCTGCCTTGTCACAATTGACTGTTATGGATTCTTCTAAAAAAGATGAGATGGTAGACTAATCATCATCTGCCAGTTCATCATAAATTGCTTTCTCAGAATCACTGAGACTTTCATAGGTGTATACAGGTTCAGAAAGCATCTCATCTTCTGTAAAATAATATGCAGAATCTTTATATCCAAATATTGAATCTTCTTTCTTCTTATAGAAGCATTTAAAGTTTCTTGTCAAATATGAGATTGTGTATCCAGTCATTTGATTTATTCTTTCAATAGAATATCCAGATTTTATCAAATCATGAATAAGATTTATGTCATGTACATCTCCACTCATGGACCAAAGTAATGAAAACCTTCATTCACAATATCTGCGTCATTACCTTCAACAATATTCCAACACATTGTTCCAAGATTAGATGTTACTTGTTTATTCTTATCTTCTTTCTTAACAAAATACTTAGAGTTTGACATGTACTGGTAGTCACCAGATTCATTAAATGCATCAGCATATTGACCTATTGCTTGAAATACAAGATCCCAAGTGTACTCAGGATACTCATTAAAAAACCAAATGAATCTGTCATAAAGTTCTTTAGGGTTTGTGCGATAAGCATGTGCTGAATCAGGACGTTTTCCTTTAGGAAAATGCTCATTGTACCTGATGATGTTTTCTTCCCATTCTTCAAATGGTACTTTCTTTTTTGGTGGTGCTTTTTCTAATATCTTTTGACCATTGCGTAAAACTCCTTTTCCAAGGGTTGTTAGCACATAGATACCATTCACTTCTTTCATGTAATCAGATAAAGCAAGACGATACTGCTCACTGCGTACATTAATGAAATTTGAATGCTCATAGCCATTGAACATAGAATGTAACACGTAGAAGCCATTTGGACTAAGCTTGTGCTTAACCAAGTAATCAAAGAATTCTTTCATGTTAGTTTAATAAATGTTCGTATTTTTTTTCTTTTGCAGATGCAGAGTGTTCTTGTAAGGGAACAAATCTGTCTGCTCTATAGCCAATCCAGGGTAAACCATATTTGGTTCTTCCTTTATTTGTCACACCTTTAATGATGTAGACTTTTTGCTCAAAGTTATTGATGAACTCAGTTTCAACTGAATAATTCATACCTTCTTCAATTTCTCCTCCAGGAGGTAGTTTGTCAGAATTAATGCATAAAACTTCCATAATATAAAAAAATAAGGCTGCTTTTACACAGCCTTTTGTGATTATCTAACAGGACAAGCTCCTCCTTCACAATCTGCAATGTCCATATCATCAAGATTGATAGTACTATCAAATGATGAAATTGGAACAACTGTTGCTGAAAGCTCAAGATATTTCTCTTCTGTAATTTCTTCCAATGGTGCTTGATCAAAACCATGCTCATTGTGCAATAAGAAAGACACTGACTTAACATTGAAATAGTTACTCACCAGCCACGCTTTAATTTCATCAAGCTCATGCTTGCGATAGTAAATTGTAACTGAAACAGCATTGTCAGACCATTCTGTTTGTAAACGTTTGATTACTTCAAGCTGATCAACTGCAGTCATGTCATTTGCTAGCAATGTTCCTTTTGGAAACTTGCATGGAAATGATACTACAACAGTACTATGATCTTCAGTGCCATCAAAATTACGCTGGAACTCTAATGGAAACCCATTCTTTCTACACACATTAACAACTGGACTATCAGAAGACATTCTAATTCTGCGTATGTAAAACTCAGAGTATGCAGGATGAGCACCAGAGGTCACTCCAGCTAACAAACTTAATGTGCCTGAAGGTTTTACTGTTGTAAGTTTTATTGATGGATTAAATCCATTCTTTTCACTATACTCAGTATCATACCTTCTTAGTAAATTGTAACACTCAGAAAGCCAACTACGTTGTTCATCAGAAGCTTGAAGATATCCTGTAACACCAATACCCATTCTCATGTTTTTGTGTACAATGTCTTCAGTTTCTTTGATTTCACATTTCATAGCCAAAGAATGTTTATTGATTCTGTAAAGGATTAAAGCTGTTTTAGCTAAATCAGCATACGAGTTGATATTTGGAAGATATATTTCTGCCAAGCAACAAGTCTCATAATTAGCTAAAGACTGTTCTGCACATGGATTAAAACCCATTACTTCAGGATCTGGATATGTAGTGTCACCTGTTCTACCCATTCTGCGAGCAGCATCAAGATTTATTAAACCATACGGTTCACCATTACCATTGTAACCTTCCCAAAATTCTTCTGGCAACTTTGTTATGTCATCACATATTACTGAGTTGTTGCTCATTGCACGCCAGTTAGGAATTCCTCCAAGGTCCCAGCGTTTTGCACGTAGAAACTCAAAATCATCATAGTCACCTAGTGCAATTTGAGCTGAGCGTCTAACATTACCTGCAACAACAATACGTCCAATAATGTTCATAATGTCAAGGCAGTCAACAGGACGTACTCTTTTACCTGATCTTGCATTAAGAATAGTGTTAATTTCTCCAATACCCCATACTAAATCTTGTGGTCCTGATGCAGTTCCTCCAAAACCTTTAATAGGTGATCCTTTTGAGCGTATCAAATGACAAGCATAAGTAAATCCTTTGCCTGTTATAAATGATGCTTCAAGCACACGTCTCATAAGTTCTACCCAACCTTCTCTTGAATCAGGCACAATAAAGTCAGCGTCATTCACATCAATGCGCTCTACTTTTACCTTCTTCAAAATCTTAGGTATTTGGTACACATGCTCACGCTGAATGTTAAATCCTACACCTGAACCTAGCATAAGCATTTCAAATGCCCATGTAAAAGGTCTAATAGGTTCATCACAAACAACAAAGGCACAATTTTGCAAAGATGGTAGTCCTAATTTGTCAACGGTTTTTGTACCTAATTGCCACAAAAATCTTCCTGCTACTGTACCTTTTAATTTTAGCATAATCTCTCTAAGTGCATGCTCTTCTGCTTCTGTAAATCCAACATTTAGTTGGTCTCTGCATGATTCAACCACACGTTCAATTGTATCAGACCATTCTTCTGATTTTCCACTTTTTGTAGGTCTTGAATATGTACGCTTATACGTAACATAACCTACTGGTCCCCAAGGGGTAACGTCAGCGTTAGCTTTTGTTTCTGTCATAATTATAATTTTAAGGTTTTATATAAAAAAAGGAAGGGCAACAAATATCGTAAATTTTAAGTTTTGTGCCAAATGATTATAATAATTTTTTTTTTAAAAATGTGTAAGTAATTCCATGTAATTTCAGATATTTGTACTATCTTATACTTGAGGGAGGTGAGAGTACAAAAAAAGACTATGAAAAAACTTTTTGTACTGCTTACATTATTGGCAATAATCTTGACATCATGTGATGCAAGTAAGCGTATGCAAAAACGTTTAGATAGATATTGCAAGCTTTGTCCTTCAAAAGACAGTACAATTACTGTTACTGAATACAAAGATAAAATTGTCACTGTTCCTGGTGATACAACTATTGTTGTAGATAGTCTTTATTGTGATTCATTAGGTAATGTTTACATTAAAAGACTTTCTGAAAAAGATGGTGAACTTGTACGCCTTAAGCAAACTCTTAAAAACAATAAACTTACAAGCACTGTAATAGTCAAAACTCAATATGTGAATGTTCCAGGAGTAACTATTACAAAAACACGCGATGTAATCAAAACCTTACCAGCTAAAGAAATAAAGTATGTACCATGGTATATCAATTTTCTTGCTGTTCTTGGTGGTATCACGTTTTTATTAATTCTTTTTTACATAATTTACAAAATAACCTTAGGAAAATGGACACATCAACTTTAACAATTGTTTTATTTATTGCAGGATCAGTATTTACAATATTTGGTTTCTTTTTAAGAACAGCATATATGGATACTAGAAAAGATGTTGAATTTTTAATGACAAATTATACAAAAATGAATGAAGAACTTGGTAAGCTCAAAGGTAAAATTGAACTGGTTCAACAAGAGAATCAATTAAAGTATCAAGCTATACAAGAACTTACGCAACTTGAAATAAAAAATCTGGCAAAAAATGTTAGTGAATTATCAGACGCTGTTAAACAATTAATTTTAAGTAGATAACTATGGAATTAAATTTATCCAAAATCAAACAGGTTCCTTTGTCAGAAAGTCAGTATGTCAAAGAAGAAACTAAAAAAACACAAATTGTGTTGCATCACACTGCAGGAAACTCTTCAGGTGTTGGTACAATAAAAATGTGGAATGCAGATGACAGAGGTAGAATTGCAACATGTATTGTAATTTCTGGTAAAGGTTTATCATCAGATACAACTGATGGTGAAATTTGTCAAGCATTCTCATCTAAATACTGGGCATACCATCTTGGAATTAAACCAGATGTTTTTAGATCAGTAGGAGTACCTTACCAAAGATTAGATAAACTTGCTATTGGCATTGAAATCTGTAACTGGGGACCATTAACTTTAAAGAATGATGGTAAGTTCTACAACTATGTTGATAGAGTAGTTCCAGTTGATCAAGTATGCACATTAGAGAAGCCTTATAAAGGATATACTTACTATCACGCATACACAGATGCACAGATTGAATCTGTGAGACAATTACTTGTTTATTGGAGTAAAATTTACAGTATTCCACTTAACTACAACCTAGCAGATATGTGGAATGTTTCTGTAAACGCACTCAAAGGAGTTCCAGGCGTGTATACACACAATTCTTATAGAAAAGATAAGTCTGACATCTCTCCTCAACCAAAGATGATAGCAATGTTGAAATCCCTTAAATCATAAATCATGAATAAATTACAAATCCTAGGTATTGCAAGACACATTTTAACTTTCGCAGGAGGTTTTCTTGTTGTACGTGGTTATGTAGATGAGTCTACATTAACTGAAATTATTGGTTCTGTTGTAACACTTGCTGGTCTTATCTGGTCAGTAGTAGACAAAACTCCTACAAAAGATGGCAGCGAAGGTTAATTCAGTAGCTAACACATCTTCATTGAAGAAATCAAAAGTTTCTAGACCAGGTGTCCATTCTAAAACAAAGACATCATATTCTAAGAACTCAAAACACTATCGCAAGAGCTATAAAGGGCAAGGGCGATAAAAGATGCTACTATGCTTAATGTTTAGTGGTTTTTCTTCTTCTGTAAAAAGTCCCCTAGTAATAGGGGATTTTTGCTTTCTACAGAACTTGCTTAATGTTATTAAGAAGCGGATGTCATAGTCAAGTGTTGTAATTCATGTTCATCAGGAAATACTTCTTCAAAATCAGAATCTGATAATTCATCTATTGGACAATCATCAAGATTAAACATTGTTGAAAATACTTCATGTACTTTAACTTGGTGATCCAACCAATCTGATGGATGTGAGTCTTTCAAAGACAATGTAATATGATTATAGAAAGCCCATGCAGAATCAGTATCAACCTTGTAGTCAAAAGAAGGTTTACTAAACTCTTTCTTTATGTTATTGAGTTGCATAGTATTAATCACATCTTTTCTCATGAACAATTCACCTAGAATATCATGTTGTGCAGTGGTGCTTAATAATATTTCTTTCATAGAGTCTTTGTGTTGAACCAAAGAGTCCCAGTATTCACCAGCATTATTAATGTATTCACTAATAATACCTTCTGCTAAAAGATCTGCTGCACCTTTGTGCACGCGTTTGTATTTGCCAAATTTGCTGTTGTTCAGCATCATACCATTCATACAAACTTTTACAAGACCACCTAAATTGAATCTAAATGCTAATTGTTTGTTGTAGGAATTGGTAAAATTAGCAGACAGCTCTATGTCTGAATCTGCTTTGTAATTTAATCTCAACGTACCTAGAGCAATTTGCCCATCATTAGTACACCTGTAGTCTTCTCCAGTGATAATAAAACCAGCACTGGTTATTTCACTTCTCACACGATTAATCACACTTGCATGTGATATAGGAGTGTAAGTATCTGTTTTCTCTGGCAATGCAGTAGATAAGATTTTTGCATAGGCATCCATGCCACTTACTGTTCTTTTCATAATTCTAATTTTAACTGTTGATATAAATTTGTAGGAATAACTTCTGACTCACTCTCAATCTTTTTGATTTCATCATAAATTTTGTTTAGATAATATTTATCATCTATGTTGTAATCTTCCCAAGCACGCATTTCTGCTTTGTTGAAAATAGTTTGATGTATTGGGCCACTTTCTAATTGTATTTGTCTTCCATCTGGATGACACTTGACAATCTTTGTACCTTTAGTAGATACAAAGTATCTGACAAGCTTTTGAAGTTTGCGTTCATAATATTCGCCAGCTTCAATGCCTTTTTCAATAAAAAACCAGTTGCCTTTTATTTTGGAACCAGTACAATAGTCAAATATGTTCTTGTTGCTTTGAACATAATCTTTGGGATCAACACCATTCACAAAATACTCATACCAAGCTTTTGGTATTATTAAGTTAGACTTGTTCTTGTGTAAAGGAAGTTCTTGAAATTCAAATCTACCTTTACATTTTGTCTTACCATCATCATAAATTGCAATGTAATTGTTGACGTCACCAATAATCATTTTTTGATAATCAACAGATTCAAGTTGTAGTTGAGTCATATCTTCCCACTCTTTGCAAATCTCAAAGAAATAGGCTTCATCTTTTTCATCTATCACAAACTCTAAACCATCTGTATTTTGCATCAGAGGTTGTGAGTTAGGAATTCTTGTAGTAACCATTTCATACAGCATAGATAAAAGCAGCTGACCATTTACAGTAATCCTAAAAGTTAACTCTGGATCATATAAAAATGAATACTTGCTCTTACTTAAACCATAAGTAGAATTTAATATAATCTTGAAAAGATAATTTAAAGGATCTGACTTTGGATACTTCTTTCTTTCTTCAAAAAACCATTCATACAACTCACAGAAATCATCTTTTGGTATTTGTGCAGGAGACCATCCATTCTTGATAGCAAGATTAGGATAAAAACTTGTAACATCTACACTGACAATCTTTCTGCCAAGTTCTGGTTTATAAATGCCAGGTTTAATACAACCATGAATGCCACCTAGTGCATATACAGTATTGACACCCTTGTGCAGCATGTTATAACTTGGTCCTTTTTTCTTGAGTTCTTCATCACCACCATCAAGAATTGTTGTATCTACAACTAGATTTTTAAACCAGTTATGTACACCAATAAAGTCATGAGTTTCAAACTTTACACATGGCAAAATGATATCGCGTATAACAACGTTTTTACGATATGTCCTCATGTCTCTAATTTGTTTTTTATCAAGACCTAGCTTCTCAGAAAGAAAATGAAGAAATATTTCCTTGGAAATCCTTGGCTCACTAGCAGAATATAAATTGACATTATAAGTTTCACTAAGTTTAGCACGCAGATTAATCTGTGATACCATAACTCTTGTACCCTTAGAATCTTTCATATTGAATATTGCCTTGGTAGATTTAACATCATTAATACAGTAGTCAACTACCATATCTAATGTTTCTCTATTCATAACTCTCTCATAATGAGGGTGTGGCATTTCTTCAACATTGTGCCAGTCCATACTAAACTGTGTCCATTTTAAAGATGTACGCTTGGCGTTACTATCCCAATGATTAAGTTTATATATATCAACACATTTAATTGAAAGTTTGAATTCTGGATAATCAACAAACTCATTTCTATCAGATTTACCAATTACATACTGAGCATATTCATATATTCTATCTGCAAGAGATTCACCATCTGCACTTGGATGTAAAAACTCATCTTTGTTTTCTAGTATAAACTCAGTAATCTGAGCATCAAACGCAAGATTATTATATCCAAAATGCCAATCCTTAGATTTTCGTGATTCAATGAGAAACTTAATAAACTTTGCAGCATCATTTTGGTGTTTGTCAATAATAAAAACTTTTCGTTCATCTTTATTATATGGTTCAAACACTGCAACAAAACAATTCACAATGGTTTCATAATCCATTACCCAGAATTCTCTTTCTCTCATTATTTTTGTTCTTTGGATTTTTTGATTTTCTCAACAATTTCTTTTTTACCTTCTTCAGTAAACATGTCACCTAATTCAAATGCTGAGTGAAGAACATCACTAAACACTTTTGAATCATCATTAATTGCAAATCTTTTTACAAATGCAACAATGTCATTGATGTCTTCTAAATAATATTCATAGTACGCAGGAATAATCACGCGTTGTTCTTGCCATCCTTGATTTCCATCAGCACGTTTTGTAGGAACAATGTCACCTTTTTCTGTAAGGCGAGGCATCATCATTGGTTTCTCTTTAATATCTTTTGAGATAATAGCAAGAACCTTTTGCTCAGGATCAAATATTGCCTCATTATAAGGACAATCTTTGTCAACAGGCATCATACGAAATGTTGGTTTATCATTCCATTTAGTAGAATACACTACCATATTTTTAACACTAGAGTTCATATTACTTGATTTTTAAAATTACAATTTGTACGTTTCTTTTTCTTTATTGTATTTGTCACAAAGTTCACCAACTTCTTGTAGCGTTGCTACATCAATTAGCAGCATTTCTGCATAGTCTTTGAAATACTTTTTAGGAAATATAAATGATTCTACATAAGCCCATTCAGGAGTATGTATACCATAATAGTCAGATAAATGCCTTTTGGCGTTTTGCGAAAACTTAGAATATTTACCTTGGATAAATAAATCATAGTCATACGCGCTTGGGTTCATGTCAAATATGTAAGCAACTCTACCATCGCAAAGTGGTACTACATAATCTAACAGGGTGTGTGTCATTAATTTGTTTTTTTCAAACGTTAACCACTGATCAGTATCTTCCTTTTGATAAATGCAAACAAGTTTGCGCTCATCATCTGGAAACTCCTCTGGCCAATGCACATAAACCTGCACTGGCCTTGGATCTCTTGTACGCTTGAAACCAAGCAGAGGATACAAAAAAGTATAAGACTTTTGAAAATACTGCTTATACATTTGTTTTATCATAATACTAATTCATTATTGTTAACAATAAACTTGTAAGGTAACTCAAAGTTCTTTGTTTCAAAGTGATACTTTGCCTCATCAAGCATTTTGTCAGTTTCCTCTTCCCATTTGGCAAGAGTTTCATCAGAAATTCTGATAGGAGCAATTTGCATAAATGGATCTACTACCAAGAATCTAAAAGTAATCTTATACCCTAAATACTTTGGCTGAGATGTATACACATGCTCTACTAATTTCTTGTAAATAGATGCTTGTATCCAGTATTTAAAATACTCTATACTATCAGTAAATTGTGAAATAGATTTACCTGTTTTCTTCAGGTCATTTACACGAATTTCTTTAGCAGCATGATCTACTACAAGATTGTCAATAATGCCACGCAGGCCAAAATATGGATTGTCTGCAAATTTCACCAACTGAATCTCATTGTGTTTTTCAACAGGTGAGAAAGAATCTGCAAAAAAGCCCATCACATCCATAACTGAAACAGTTGATGTAATTTTCTCTACTACAGATTTACAGAAGTTATAAACTTCTTGATCAATGACAACACGTCCTTCTGCTTTTTTCAAATAGTCCCAATAAGCATTATGCTTTGTGTTAATCATTTTCTCTACTCTCTGTGCATCTGTTTTAAGAGATTGATACAGATTTATATCTTTTAAAACATCAAGTATTGCACCTGAAAATTCTTCAAGGTTTTCACGCGTATCACCATCTTTTGTTAATTCTTTATAATGATTAAAGACTGTGTGTAACACACTGCGTGGATTGTCACTTGGTAGGTCCTCAACACATATAACAAATTGATTGTCAAAGTCTTCAGGTTTTAATAATAAACAATGAATAAGTGAACCTTCAATCATGTTTTTGTCTATAACGTCTTCTTTTTGTCCTAAAACATAATGTTTATAAAATGCTGCTGGACTAAATAATAATTTATTTAAACCAGAATAAGACATCAAAAAGTCTTTGTCAAAAAATTCTTGCTCCTTCTGAATACGTTCAGAAAGAGGTACTTGTGCTACAAATTTTCCCATAAATTTTTAATTAGAATTTTCCATATCTGATGGAAAGTATTTACCCATAATGTTGCCATTATAACTGTTTGCTGTTAACACATCATTTTTCATTTGATGTGAAATCTCACAGTATCCAAGGTATTTTTTGGAATAACACACTTCTAGAATCTCACGTTTAAAATAAGATGGTCCTACAAGTTCAAGTTCAAACTTTAACTCTTCACAAGAACCATAATAAGATTTCCATGTTGATTCTTTTACTACACGCTTGAAAGTTTTTCTTGTCTTTGTCTGCGTTTTCTCTCTGATAGAGATCTTTGTCTTTCTTTCACTGTATAGACTTTTCTTACCTATGTAAAATCTTCCAGTAATTGTGTTGGTTATCATATAGACAAATCCAACAGCTTCTTCAAAATTGGGAAAGTCTTCAATAGAAAGAACTTCCTTACCTAATCCATTGTTAGGGTTATAAATCCAATTGCTCATAAATTTAATGTTAGTACACAAATTTAAGGATTTTTAGCGACATATTTTTCCATTGCATTTTGAAGTTTAGGATAAAAATCATGTAATGCAACATCTTTACCATGATATTTTATAATATCACTTATGTCTTTTTCTCTTGGCAAATAAATGAAAGGTAAACCATACGTTTCATCATAATATTTCATTGAGCTTACACCTGCTTGATCACTGTCCATGCAAACTATTACATGTTTATACAGTGATTTATACTTTTCAATTTGTAACAAACTCAATTTTGTACTTTCACTGTTTGGTGCAACACAATCTATAGTTAAACCAAGACTTTTAATAGCCATTACATCTTTAAGTGATGATGCTATTACCAGTGTAGTATGATTTTCTAATTGATCAGTACCTTGAGTGTAATTACCATTTTGTAAAAAGAATTTAAACCTTTTACTTTTAGGATTATACACCTTGTAAAGACCATCTTTGGAAAAATAACCATAAATGTTTGTACCAATATTCTCAATTTTACCTGACACTTCTCCAGATTCAGAATTTACTTGTCCTATTGTATAAGATTGAAGTGGTAACACATTATACTTTTGAAGCATACTGCTACCTATGTTATACTTTAACCAAAACTCTGCGTCATGTTTACACCACGATCTTGTTGTATGTTCTACAACAGACCATTTAATATTAGACAGCGTCATTTCAACTTCTATGTATTTACCAGTTTTGCAAAATTCATAATAATCATTAACAATTTTCTCAGAAGCTTTAAGATATGAAAGTTCAAATAATTCTTGTACTAACTTTATTGCATCTCCAGATTTGCCAGTTGAATGGCATTTGTAAACAATTTTGTTTTGCTCTTTGCTAAAAAATAAAAACAACGAAGGTGTTTTGTCATTGACATTGAAAATACTTTTGACTCTAAGGGTTTTACCATCAAAGTCTTGTGATAGTCCAAGATAATATTTAAAAATCCAAGCATCTGGTATATCATTGGCTGAATTAAAAAACTTTCTACTTGAAAACATATTACAAATCTATAAAAAAAGAAAAAGGGTAAGCATTGCGCTCACCCTCTTAACTTTTGAAATTATTACTTACTGCTAAATGGTAACTCAATGTCACTCATTGGTGTATCACCAGGACTTGGAAAATCATCTGCAATAGAATCTGTTTTAGGTTCAATGCCAGTAGTTGGCTCAAAAGATTGAACTTCTTCAGCAGGCTCCTCAGTAGCAGGTCTTTCTTTAGATAGAATAATATGAACTTCAGAGTTGTACTCTATCAAGTTCAACGCTTTTCTGTCATCATCTTCTAGTGCAGAGAATGGATATAAGCTTTTACGTGGCTCTGCTTTAGGTAAGAACAATCTGTAATTTGGATTAGTGTATCCTTCATTAAAGTATTCTTTACCAGCAATTGTAAAGTAACCCCATAACTCTGGATCAATAAGATACTTACGTACCTCAGTAACATATTCTTCAATAGTTTCACCTTCAACGCCTTTTTCATTCATTGCTTGTAAAATACCCATTTGCTTTGCAAGGTGATTCATCCAATTATAGATCTGTTGATCTCTTTGAATTTGCTTACCTTCATATGTGTATGTGCTAAATGCATATTGTCCAGATTTGATAGTACCAACTTGACCTCTGTATTTTCCAAGGCTTGGATTATTTTTATCAAGATCTAAACCAGCAAAATCATCACCTCTGTCAACACCTTCAAGTTTGATTGCGACAAAGTATGCTTCTTTATCATAAGATGGAGCATCCAAATATATATCTACAATTCTGCAATAGTGTGTACCTGGTTGGATTATTTTTGAAATACCATTACCACCTGCTTTTTCTTTAAAATCACTAGACTTAAACATAATTTTTTGTTTTTTAATATTAATCAATATAAATTTTATCCCAGTTTGTTACAATATTGCCATCTTCTCCTGGTTCAGAGATAACAATTTCTTGATTTCTCAAGTGCTCAGGGCGTGCGCCACAAGCTATTTCGTCAGTTGTCATAAAACTAAGAATGTTCTTTTTACCTTTTCTGTAAATGTATCCAATAGCATCTGAATTAGATGTAGTAATACGCTTTAACTTACCTGTCAAATCAAGATCAAGTGAGTTAAACTCTGCACCATTTTTCTCTAGTAGAGTATCTTTGATGTGACCAACAAAAATAACATGAGGTGCTAAGGTTTTGACATAGTTAAGAACTTTCTCAAAAGCTTGACGTAACCATGGGTATCCAGCACCATTTGGCATATTTAAAATATTACCATACTGTGCTTTATGCTTGGTGAACCATTCTTTACCCATAAGAGTTTTAGAATATAGTTCTTCAGCATAAGGTACGCATAATGATTCAAGAGCAGTAATAGTATCTAGTGCAATGTACTTATAAGGCTTCTTTGCTTCCATGATCATGTTACCAATAGTAACAATATCAGCAATAGATCTTGCTTTAAGTTTTATTGCTTCAACATAATCAGTACCATCTTCTAAATCAATAATAAGACAATTATCAAGTTGTGATAACAAAGTTGTTTTACCAACCTTAGGCTTACTAAATATTACAAGATTCTTTGGACTTTTCACTTCAGCTTTTAACTTCTGCATTGGAAGAACAAAACCTGTTGGCTTTGCTTCTGGTTCTTTACTTGTTGACATATGATTTTGATTGTTTAATTAAGTCATTTAACCATGTCTTATTTGACAATGGCACATTGTGTTTGATACAATAGTAGTCACGCATGGTCATTGCACTGTAATGGGTATCTTCTTTCTCAGAATACATACCACCTGGCATTTCTTCTTCTTCATAACCAAAACTTGGTGCAGTTATAACTTCAGCATATCTTGCAGTTACTGATGTAGAATTAACTAATTCTAAATCAGACGATCTTACAGCATATGTTGTGTTAGTTTTACCATCACTAGACGTTTCTACTTCTACATACTTTGAAGGATTAAGTTTCCAGTTTGGATTATTAACCAATCTGTACAACTTTCTGTTTACGCGATCATAGTGTTCTTTATCCCAGTCAAACATTTCTACATAGAAATCTTGACCAGAAGAGAGTTCACTACTCCAAAAACGCACACATTCTAATCTTGTTTCTCCAAACTCTTTACCCATGTAACAGAGTTTAGCACCAAACTTTGGATTGGAGATACCCATGTTGGTAAAAAGGTTTTCCCAAAAAGGAGCATAATCCACAGTAAGCTCTTTAATACCTTTTTCTTTTTTTGTTTCTGTTGCAGCTTTAAAACTACTCATTTGTTAAAATTTAATTATTATTACTTTGGTTTAAATGGCTCCTTTGCAGGCTCATCTACTTCAACAATTTCCATTTTTGCATAATCTGCCTTATACCATTGAATACCTGTCTCTCCAAACCTGTTTTTGAGAACATGCATCGCTAGTAAATACTTGTCGCTTGCAGTAATGATATACTTTTGAGGGCCATACCTGCTTATATTATACTTGGCTGGCCTGTTATACGCAATCATCACGTCTGCACATTGTAAGAGATAGTCGCTTCCAAAAACATCTGCTTCAGTTGGAAAATTCTCCAACTTACCTGGCTTCTGTCTTTCAGCATTGTCAATGTCTCTATTTAACTGAGTAAGAATTATAAATGTCACAGGTAGTGAATTCTTCATCTCAGTCAACATTGTGGCAAGATTTTGCAATGTAATTTGTTTACTTGTTTCTGAAGCTGCTTGGCGAACCAATAGCGTGTGGTCAAGTGTAACCACAAAAGGTTTTTTATGTTCCTCATAGAAGCTCACAATCCAATACCTCATTTCTGATACAGTCATTGATCTATCTATAACATATTCTTTACGTGTTTTTTGTTTACCAAGGTATTCCACTAATTTTGCGTGATCGCCTTTGGAAAAAGGAGGCATACCATCATCTTCTGCAGACTGTAGATATCTAATATCCATATTGTTTGCAGAAGACATTTCTCTAATGCCCATATTTCTTCCTAGCATTTCAAATTGAAAATGCAAAACCATAAAATCTTGTTCAGTATTTAATTCTTGTAGATTTCTGGCCAATGTTGCTGCGACAAGTGTCTTACCAACACCAGGTCTTGCTGCAAGAATATACAATGATTGCCATTCAATACCATTAAGACCAATTTTATTAAAACCTTCCCATGAAGTTCTTAAAGATTTGATTTCTTTTCTGGCACGTTTCTCAATATAATCAAGGCTTTCTTGTAGTATATCACTATACTTACGCCATGGTTTTACATGAGATGGGGGTCCATGAGATGCTGAAGATCCAGCCTCTGGTTTGTTATACATAAATAAATTTTTTTGATAAGCAAATATAATAAAAATTTGTCAAATTACCATACAATTTGAGTAGAGTTTTGACTTTTAAGTTCAGAATTTATCTTGTTGAATATATCATTGCAGTCCCACATTTTCTCACGTGCATATGCAGCAGAGGCAGGGTGACTTGCTCTTAAGATAACTTGAGAATCATCTAAAAGATCCTCTAACTCTTGTGCTTTTTTACCTAAAAATGCCCAGACAATGGGTTTTTTTGCGTTTATAGACTTAGAATTTAACATGTCTATAAGATACTTTACAAATGGATCCCATATTGCAAAATGTTTTCCAATTTTACCAACCTCAGTGGTAAGTGATGTGTTTAGCATAAGTATACCTTGGTTACTCCAAGTGGATAAATCTGTACTCAAATCTTTTGTATCGTCAGTACTGTATACTGTTTTTGTTATTGCGCGATGTATATATCGCAAAGATGTTTCAGCTTTACCAGTGTTACCACAGCTAAAAGCAATACCATCTGCAACACCTAGTTGTGGATATGGATCTTGTCCAACCATCACTACTTTTAATTTGTCAAATGGACATTCTGTAAATGCCCTGAACACCATTCTGAGAGGGGGTGTAAACCTTATGTCATCATTAACAAGCTCCTCAAGAGTCTTGACTATAGTAACAAAATCCTCAGATACTAAAAATCCTTTTAGCAAATCATGCCATCCTGAATCACTTGATTTAATCATGTTGTACAGTTTTTCTGCAACATCTTTAGCATTAAGTTTAATTGTTTGTTTTTCCATAACTTTTAGTAACTTTGATTAAATTAAAATTATATGTCAGAAGAAGTAATTAAATCATTCTTACCATCAGGATCAGATGATCAAATGGTAGAGGTCATTAAAGAAGATGCTATTGTAAGCATCAAAATGAGTACAGGATACTATAAAAGAATTCAAAATGTTATTGCATTTCTTTTAGAAGGTAAACCTGTATCAGAGGTGCAAGCATCTCATCAGGAAATTGCATCACGTAAAGTGTCAAAATCTTGGATTGTTCAATATGAAACTCTTTTAATTCTTTGTAGAGAATTTGAAAAAGCTGCAAAAGAAGCTGACTTTTTTGAAAAAATGACTATTGCTGAACTTCGCGATGCTATGGAAAAAGCTGAAGAAAGGTTAGAAGATCAAGAAGAATCATCAAATCAGTAAAGATAAATTCCAAGATCATGTCCTAGTGCAATACAACTTTCTATTGATGCTGACATTTCTTGTTTAGAACAATCTGCAAAACTTTTAAAACCTGCTGATGAAGAGCTGGTTGCTACAATGTAGAGGCCAGCTTTTTCTTTTACTATCATTTTTATTTCATCAATAGAATGACCAGTTGAGTTTGCAATCTCACGTATAAGTGCGTGAACCTTAGCAAGTTGCCCTGCTGTTTTATCGTCATTTGTAAGAACAGTAATGTAAGCTTCTAGCTCCTGTCCTTTTTTAACACCCATGTTAAACAACTTGAGTTTACCTGCATCTTCTGGAGACGCAGGCAATATCTCAGTGCCATTAATAATTACTTTGATTGTTGTATTATGCATATGGTTCTGTATAAACAATTTTCTTAGGATCTATGTCTTTCAATGCTTCAGCAATCCAGTCCATATCTACTGTGTTTTTATAACCAAGAATGTGTATTGTTGCTTTATCATCAGGATTTAACCTTAGCAACCTTCCTATACGCTGATTACTTTGACGTTCATTACTATATGAATGTAATATTATACCAGCTTTTAAATTTGGAATATTAACACCTTCATTTAGTTGCTGGACACAAGCAAGTTTTGTAATGTTTCCTGATTTGAATTGATATAAGTTTTCCTCACTATCTGAATTCTTACTATGATAACTATCCTCACAAATCCAATCTGCTTGCTCAGTAGTATTACAAAAGACAATACATTTATCATGCATCATTTCTAATAATTGCTTTGCATAGCGTTCTTTTGTTGGAAAAGTCATTATAGCTTTCATTCTCATAATACGCTTTATCTGCGTTTCTTTTGGTGACATGATTCTTCTAAGCTGATCAGTCCAGTAAGCATATGCTTTTTGCTCACTATTTAAAAAGAATGAACCATCTTTCTTCTTGACTTTCATGTTGCGTTCATCACTAAGTGATAACATGTGCACCATAATTTTATAGTCATTAAGAATTGAATCATCAATAGCATCATCTGTTATGTAAGTGTATTGAATTGGACAGTAATTAGCAACCATTTCACCTTTCTCAGAAGACTTGTATCTTGGAGGCGTACCTGTAAGACCAAGAATTTTACCTGAAAATGCATTAAGCCATGCATCATGAGAGTGTTTCAAACTATGACACTCATCAAGTATTACAACATCATACATGGTGCTGTCTACTTTTTTAAGTGAAAGATAGGTTGAGAACTCTAAATGTGGTAGCAAATGAGTCATTTTGTGCTTAATACACTCAGCTTTCCAGCTATCCCATACAGCTAGTTTAGGACCAACTATAAGGTAACGTTTAAACATACATGTAGGGTGTAACTTATCAATGTACTTTAGACCTATTAAAGTTTTACCTACACCCATTGATATGCCTAAACCTGCTTTACGCTTCCCCTGTATCGCCTTTAGGGCTTCTTCTTGGATAATCTCGCGGTTTTTCATATTTGTTTTCTCTTTTTGGAACAACTTTGAACATTTGCGTATTGTTTTCTTTTATTCCTCTAACACCTTTTTCTTCAAGAACTTTTGTCTTGTCAATCCATTGAATGTTTAGAAGAACTTTGTTAAAGAATCTTATAATTGCATTTGGTTTTTTTGATGACCATAGCAGTAATCCTCTTTCATCTACTGCATCTTGTTTTGTTGTGGCTCCTATTATAAAATAGCCAATAAACTTTTTCATTTTAAGTTAATTTAGATTGTGACAAATTCATTTCTCTTGCTTCTTTTGGATGAGTTTCTACCCATTGATGGCAAGATAAACACAAAGGTATCCAGGTTTTCTTATCAAGATAATATAACCCTCTTCCCTTAGTATGGTGCACTGTCAAATTCTCCTTGAATTGACCCATGCACTCAGGCAATTTTGCTCTACATGTAGAGTTTAAAGGTTCATTTAAGAACTCTTTACGCATCTTGCTGTATAAAACATCAAGTACGTCTTTTTTATCAGATTTTGGTTTAATTGATCTTTTGTTTGATGGTGTTTTAGTCACCTCTTGAGAGTACCAGCAGTCTTTGCAGTATTTATTACCCTCATGGTTTTTCCAGATCATTTTGTCCAGCTCACAGCTAGAACATTTTTTAAGTTTTACTTGCATATAATTTATCTAGCAAGCTCAGATTTCTATGTTGTCAATGTCAATGAAATCACTGTCAGTTAGTTTATCTATGTCAGAGATATCAACAAGATCAGGTTCATGTTCAATAATGTTATCATCATTGTAATCCTCATCTCTTTTTTTAGATGGTCCATAATACAAAACACTTATCGCAAAAGGATCATTTACTTCATCTCCCCAATTAGCAGCCTCTAATTCTTTAAGCATTCTGTCCCATTCAAAATCAGACATTCCAGCATATTGTTCTACTTTCAACTCAATACATTTACCATTTGGTAATTGGTATAGCATGTTTAGCAAAATATTAAAGAACTAAGTTAAACTATTCTAACAAAAGCTTGGTACAAATATAAGAAATATAAAAAATTTAACGTACTACATAGCTATTAAAATTCTGCTCTTCTAAAAAAATTTTGTACAAAGTCTTCTAATTCCATGGTGACACTGTCAACACCACTTCCACAGCTACTAATACTTACGTGTTTTGTGATAACATTAATAACAATTAAAAGATTTGTATCCACGCAGTACTGACTGCCAATTCCAAATCCTTTGTCATCAGACCATTTATCATATGGAATCATTGCGCAAAAAATCATACGTGTAAGATAATCTGCATCATCCCATCTTTGTCTTCTTGAAAGAACCTCATGTACAACAGATACTAATGTACTTGCATTGTCATGTGTATACAGATAGACAGAGCTATGCTCTCCTATAACCTGTACTTGAGCACTTTTCATATTAATTTTTTCCATGATTTTTTGTAGATTAAAAAAATACAACATTCTATCCACGCAATTTGAAATGTAATCTTATACTTGTAAGCAAACACCAAAGGCATTTTCTCCAAGTAAAGACCTAGACCAAACTTTCTTGAATAGAATAATATTTTGACAAACAAATGTTTCATTTTCCTGTACTGCCAAATCCACCTTCACCTCTTTCAGATGATGATAACTCAGCTACTTCTATGATTTCTACAAATGGTAATTTCATAATGACAAGTTGTGCCACTCTATCTCCAATATCATAAACATCACCTTCTTCAAGGTATCTAAATTTAAGCATAAGAGAACCTCTATAACCTGAATCAATTACACCAACAGAATTGGCTAAATTCAAAGTTGTTTTACTTACTGAACTTCTAGGAAATAAAAGACCAACATAACCTTCAGGAATTTCTAAAGATAATCCTGTGTCATATGTCACCATTGTACTGTCTTTATTCCACTCTTCACTGATGGCTACTAAGTCCATACCTGCGTCACCAGCTTTAGCGTAACAAGGTATTACTGCGTCTGGATGCAGCTTTTTTATTTTTAATTTTATATTACTCATATATCAAAGTTAAAAAAAAGTTAATTAAAATATCCAATTATCAATAATTCATGTATATTTGTACAGACAGCTTCGACTCTGTTTGTTTTTTATGATTATTTTAATTGTTACTAAGAAAGGGGGATTTAGGTCCCCCTTTTTTATTAGTCAAAAATATAAGACACAGTGTTGTTAAATGGATCAAATTCCATTTGATTTGTCTTACTGTAAGTACCTGGTTCTAACACCATTTTGTCATGCTCATCATGAGTAATAACTGTAGGGTTTTTTACTATTAAATCAATTGCTTGATCAGTTTTGTGTTTATACCCAAAAGGTTTATTAGCAGTCATTATGTGCTTTTGTGGCTCACCACCTGGTGTTAATTGTAGTTTTGTGGTTGATTCCCAACCATTTGTGTGATTATCCATTATGATTCTGATTTTAAAAGTTTAATATACTGTTCTTTACTTAAATGATATGGTCTGCAATCTTTACTTGTTGATGAGTGTTTTGCTAAAATAACATCTCCTTGTCTATAAATATACTCAGGATCTGTAATGTTCAACTGGACAGTCCATGCAATTGCTTCAAGTGCATCTTTACTTCTACCAATATTATTTGGTACATAAATCCAATACTCGCGATTTGTTGTGCTACACCAGCATCTTACTGCATAAATAGTAGCATTTTTAACACGAAATTCACTTTTTTCTTCAGGAAATAATCTTGCACCTTCAATTTCATACAGTTCATACTCATCTTTCATTGTTTTTGAAACTTCTGTATTGTTCTCTAACCAAGAAACACCTTCTTTTTCAAGAGTTTGTTTGTCAACAAGCACTGGTTTTAATTCCTTAAACAAATCAATCACACCAATTGCTTTAAAATACAAGCGTCTAATTTCAATATTCTTTTCTGCAAAAGCCATTGACACAGTTATATCTGGAGTATCATTCCAAGAGTGTTCTATGGAATCAGCAAAAGATTGAACTTCTGGATGAGTTTTGCCACCAATAACATTGTTATAAAAATTGTCATAAGTTTTATAAAGTTTTTTCCAATACATTTTAGCAGAATTCTCGTCCACTGGCATGTTTTCCATGTAATACTGTTTTGTTTTTTCTTCTGTTATCATAATTCTTGATCATTTAAGTTTTCTGCATACTCTTTTAAATCAATACAAACACCTGTTAATGATTCTTCATAGCCCACGTATTCAAGACTGGTAACTCTAAAAATATAATTGTCATAATCAAGTTTTGCAGCTTCTGCAACACCTTCTTCATCCCATTGTTCAGTTTGCCAACCAGACCATTCTGCATTAGGAACATTACCGTTTAGAGCTTCTAATGCTTTTTCTATAAAATCATCTTGTAATGATTCACATAAAGTAATTAACTCAGTACTGAGAAAACCATTTTTTACTTTAGGAACTATTGATACTGTACCTCCATCAAGAATATTCTCAATGTTGATTTCTAATTCATCAAAGTAAAACTTTTTGGGTATTTTTACAACTATTGCATTTTCAATTTGAAGTTCTAATGACTCAGTTGTGTCCTCACTATAAATATCTTCACCTTCAAACATTTTTGTCACAGGATCATATACAGCTATACCATTGGCATTGAACTCACCAGCCCAAGAGCCATAATCAAGAATGCTACACATTCTATCAACCAGCCATTCAGCTTCAGGATCACTTGATGATTCTCCATCAACTTGTATATATACCCAGCCAGAGTCTCCTCCACCTTCCCAGCATATTGCTACTTCTTTGCCATCTTGTGATTTCTCATCACACCATTTTATTACATCTTCTATTGTCATGGTAATTTTGTTTTTGATTGTTTAACATAATCTGATTTTTCTTCTGCGATTTCTTTAAGAACTTTTCTTCCTTCGCCAGGTTTGTACATCCATCCTACGATGTTCATGTTGTCAAGGTAATCTTTGATTGTAGGAATCCATCCAATGTCTTCCATGCAATGTTGTTCGCCAAGTGTTCTGACAGGTACTTTTTTACCAGCAGAGTTTACTATGTATACGCCAAACTCTTTCTCACACCAAAAGATACCTTCTGCATGATGGCGTAATGCTCTATGACGCATATCTGGATAATGCATCTTAGTTTCGTCAAACCAATTATGAATTGGTAAATAATCTTCTGCCTCACCTCCCCATTTCTTTGCAGAGGAGATGCTGTGATGTAAAGGATGTGACATATTATATAATTTTGATATTAACTTCTGAGACAACAATCCATGTGCAATCACTATTGATTACATATACGCCATCTTCAGTAGTATAATCTTCTGGGCACTCCCATACATTCTCATCATAAGGATAAACAGTAACTGTTTCACACGAATGGTCTATCACTATCAGCTTCTTCATCTGTGACTTCTTTTTTTGATGGATCAAGTAATGATTTTTGCTTATTGTTCTTGCGTTCTATTTCATCAATTTTCATTTCAATTACAGGACGCGAATAAGGTTTGACAACTCCATTGTCATTGTAGTATCTGATTCTCTCTATCTTGTGCAAAAGACCTTGCTCAACAGGCATATAGTCTGAAAAAAAATAATCTATGTTTCTTATTTTTCTCCAGTCCATATGACTCCAATCTGTTGTCAATGCACTTAACTGATTTCTCAGATACTTTTCATTATTTGTCATCGCTTGTTTCTGGAAAAGGAACTTCTTCTAAATCTTTAGGATTTTTGATTTCTAACCTTAATTCTTTAATACCAAATTCTACAGCCATGTAAGTAAGTTTTGCAACTGCTGCCCACATTGCATAATCTGCTGGCATACGAGATGTATAGTAAAAAGAATCCATGTTATCACCAGGTATTACTTCAAATTTTGATTGTGATTCATTCACAATTAGTTTAACTGAAGCTGTTATCACTTTGCCATCTTTGTTTACGTAATCTTCTGTAAGCGTATAGCTTTTGCTTGTTACATTAATATCCATGATTTTTTAGTTTTGATTTTTGTTAATACTATCTAAGATTTCTCTATAGAATTTGTCATAGTTTTCTTTAAGTAGATTTGAAAATGTACCATCAACATCTGATTTGTCAATCTTTTCATTGCTGTATTCTTCATCATATTCTAAAGAAATTTCACCAGATGTATGGCGAATAATGTCATAAAGATGCAATGCTGCGTTTTTATATGACTCTATTTGCACCATTACTACTTCTGCTCTATCAGGTGATAATGATGGGCGAATGTTTGTGTCAATATGTTCATCTTTTTTCCTTTTTATAATCCATGCTTCAGTAATAAATGCTAAAGCAACAGGTTTGACTACTTGAATTGCTTGCTTAACTGCAGCAATAAATCTAGGTTTGTCTTCTTGTGTATGTAATGCAGCTAGTTGAGGTGCAGCAACCGTTACAAACTCTTTATTGTCATCTTGTGTTAGGAATGCTACTAACATTGGCATTTCACCATTTTCATTCATGTATTTTACTGCAAAGTTTTTATTTTGTTCTTGAAACCTTGCAATTGCTTTGTCTAGTTCTATATTCATTACATATTTTTTATTTAAAGAATTTCTCAAAAATCTCTTGAGCAGCACTTTCTGCCCATGCTATCATATTGTCTTCATCTGAATCCCAACATCCATCATATACAATACCAGCAGTATGCATAGCTTTACCCATGATGTAACCCATTATTTTATAATCAGGACCATCACAATTGGTAAAATCTATTACTACTACTGGTTTTGAATGTTTAGTTGATTCAGAGTTTGTGACAACTATAAAGTTGTTAAACTCATGTTCCATACTATTTCCATTTCATGTTAGGATTTGTCTTATAATTGATATAAGCTTGCGCTGCTCTTTTGCTAGCGAAATATCTGATTGCGTTTGAATCAGATTCTTTTACATACAGCCATCTTGTAAAAAAGATGAATACATTACTCTTGTATAATACTACATACTTATCAGTAGCTACTTGTTCTAATTTATATTCCATAACAATAAATTTATGATGTTTACATTTACCAAAGTTACTACAAACTTTTTGATTTAAACTTAGGAGAACATCCTAAACGAATTGATACACTAAACCCACGTTTTTCATGGGCTGATAGCTTAATAGATTTGTCATTCATGTGTTTTTGAATAATCTCTTCAAACTTTTCTTCTTCAAGTTCATAATCCATAAATGGTATTGCAAGCTGTCCAAGTTCATTCTTGTCAGCTTCAGCCATCATTTTGTCAAAATCTCCTATAGGAGTACTGTTAGCAAATAGCTCTCTGTAACAGTTCATTGCAACGTTATCAATACGTTTTGCTCTGGGCATTCTTTTTTCAGTGGTTGCCATAATCTTAAATTTTTACGTTCATTAAATGTTCTGAAATTGCAGTAAGCTCTCTCATTGCTGTCTCATCATCAAGTGTTTGCAAATTTACAACAGTTTGAAACATTGACATGCATCCACCAATAAATCCTTTACGCATTTCAGTGTATTGTAAATCATTTTTAGGCATTTCACCAAGACCAATAGCTTCCATCATTTTGTCAAATTCTACATCTACATTAAATGTTGCCATAATAATTATTTTTTCTTTAAATGTTCAATTACTCTTTCCCAATAACTTCTAGCTTTCATTCTACCATCTTGATATGGTGCTAATGAATGAGTTGCTATGGCAGATTTTAATGATTCTTCTTTAGCTTTCTCATCACCATGTAGTTTAATAGCATAAGCATACATTTCATTAGCTTTTTCTTTTTCTGTCATAATCTTGATATTACTAGATAATTTGCATAAGCATCTTCATAGGTCTTTGCCCATATTCTGTAACCATCAATTATAAATAGTTGTTTTTCCATTAGTCTTCTATTTTAGTTTTTATTAAATTAATTGCTGTTTTAAAACCAGCTAAAAAACCTACATATAAATCAGGTTGAGGTTTACCATAGCTTTCTTCTATCATATACTTTTCAGCCATTTCTCTTAAAATATCATCAGTTATGTCTTCCATTAGTCTTCTGTTATTAAGGTTAAACCATCATTTTGAGCAATCATGTCTATTGAAAACCAAATTTGGTTCATGGTTGCTTCATTTGTCAATGCAGTGTTTAGTATTTCATGTGATTGTGCATCATCGTCACAGTTGTAACGATATTGTATGTCATCAATATGCCATAAATTGTCAACAAAATATCCTTCTCTGCGAAGGATTTCTTTAGCTTTTGCTATTTGTTTTGCTTGTGTCATTTTGTTCTAAATATTGAATAACATACTTGGCGTAAGATGTAAGCACCTCATGCCCTTGAAACTCAAAGGATTCTTTTTCATCCTTGACACTCTTCTCATAAAGAGATTTAAACTCTTCAAAGAGTTCATCAGTAAACTCAAACGTACTCATCTTACTGAAGATGTACAGTTACTGAAATAATAGTTCCCTCCTCATCATAATGAGCATACACAGGATACATTCCATCTCCAAATGCAGTACTAAATGCTAAACCAGCACCCGTGTGACCCATTTTAAATGAAAGCTCACCATGTCCATCTTCTGACAAAGTTGCTTGTGCACATGCATTGTAGCTAAATCCACTTTTTGGATTAGGTCGCTCTGCAATTTGCCAATCATGCTCTGATATTAGAACATTCATGGTTTTACCATATTCTGGTAACACCTCTTCATAGTTTGCAAAATCCTTTCCATAAGTTAAGGTTCTACCAGTGTGTTCATTTTTGTAGACTCTAATGTCTTCAAAATCTTCATTCTCCCATTCAGAATCAATGTAGCATGGATCACAGATCATTAACTGACCTGAATCCACAGCAACATGTCCTATGAGAACTTCTGTTACAGTTTCTGCCATAGCATTTGTTTTTGGTTAATAAAAAAGTTAATTCTAGTCTTTCCCAGTGTCCTCAGATCTATTCCCTGCAGGCAACCTGTAGCACGGTTTTTAGTTACTCTAGTTTTAGCACCCTCATATGTAGGGTCAAGCTGAGAACTCATTCGCGTTGTAGTGCAAGTTAGCACTCCATCAAACTTCTTCCTTTCTCAAGGGAACAACACGTCCAACATTACTGCTGATATTTTATTTATACTCCTCAATGTTTTGGAGTCCAACCTATTCCTGGTAGTCAACAGATATGCTTTTAACCACTTGATTGCTTGTACTTCAATAACACAATTCTATACAAGTATAAAAAAGTGTATCATGATTGACGTTGAATGACTCTGGTTTGGCTAGCTGATAATCTTTAATTAGTTAAATCCTTTTCCACAATGCATCATAGCATTAATTTTCTCTCTTTCTAGCCATGCTAGATACTTAAATAATCTTTTCATATTTTATTTATTTTCTTTTTTAACTAACTTGAATACTTCATAAGATTCTTCTTCTGCCCATGTGATAATTTCTTCTTCTCTGTCCATATTGTAATCATGTATAAAGAATGACTGATGCATAAGCTCATGCATGATTAAACCCATAGCTTCAATATCATCATTACATCTAGCAAGATTAATGAATACAAATCTTTTGTCATTTTGATCATAGTCACCATATTCTTTTGGTACAAAATTGCTCCATCCTGCTATGTATGCACTATCTTTTGTATTTGCATGAGCTTGACATTCTTTTAAAGATAATCCATGCATTTCAGTTACATTAAAATAATTAAATACATCACAGGGATTGTAACTCAATAAGAGTATATATCCAGCTCTAAAAATTGTTATCATTCTTCTGATTTAAAGGTTTCGTTGTAGTATTCTTCTGCTGTTATATTTACTCTGTCAAAGAAATCTGCTCCAAATATATCTCCTTGAGTAAATGCTGTCATTATCTGCTCTTTCTCCATTTCTTTGGCTTGTTCAATTATTTCTTTTCTTTTTGCTTGATATTCATTTTTATTAATAAGTTTCATATCATACTCATTATCCAAATAAAGTAATTCACTTGCCATAAACTCTACTGCTGTTTTCATATCTTACTTCTTTTTAAATTGTTCAAACCATTCTTTGAGCAGTTTTTTACCATTGTGTTCTAATTCACCTGATAAAAGTTGAAATTCTTTAGGTAAATAACTACTTACATCTGATAGACTTTTTGCTATTGTAACTTCTTTAGATAGTATATACTTAGCAAAATTTATCATATCTTCCTCACTATACATTCTTTCAGCCTGCCATTTAGCACCTGCTATAAAATCATTTTTACATCTTTCTGCATGAATTACATTAGATAAATGTATATTATTTACCAGTCTCCATTCTTGTAGATATTTTTCAGCAGCTTCTTCTAATTGTGTTTTCATAACTTCTTTTTTTGTTCTAAATAATCAATAATAAATCCAATAGCAACTAGTATATTCATACCACAGGATGCTATTATTTCATGAATGTCCTCATATATAGTGGACATCAAATGTACGTGACCTACCATCCAGAATGGTACAGATAAGTTTTGGCTTATCCATACAATTAAATATTTAAAGAAGTGTTTCACAACTTTGTTTTTCTTCTTCTCTGTATTCTTCTGATATATGTAAACATGCTATCAAATACAAAATAATTAAAGAATGAAACAAAAACCAGTATTAACCAATTCCATAATCCAGGATAACATAATGACATATACATGACTATACCTGTACTACCAATTATTGCCAATAAATGCATAATTACCATATATGATAACATCCAAGTTCTAGTCCCCTTCTTCATTGTTAGTTCTTTTTATGGTTGTTTTATTTTTAAGTCTTGTTTTTCTTTTAGCAAGTTTGTCAGTTGCTTTTATTCTTTTTCTTTTATTGGTAAATTTCATAACTTTAAATTTAATAAATTTAATAAATAAAATGTAACTCTCAATGATTAAACCAAGAGTTACATAATATTTCAATTACAAAGTAACACGTTCCTTGATAAGTTTGTCTATCTTACGTGACATGTATCCTACCATTTCTCTTGGTAGATTTTTGATATCTGTCATTTTGATAAAGTAATCAAACATTTGAATGGAAGGAACAGACTCCTCAATAGCAATCTGAATCACTTGAAAACCAAGATTTTGTGCTTTAGTGACTTTTTCACGAGTATCACGTATGGCTTCTGAACCATTGTAGTCATATGCAGAAGGTTGACCATCAGAAAGAACAAATATAATACCTGGATTTTCTGTATGTTTTCTGATACGCTTAGCAGTAGCAAGGATTGCATCACCATCACGGTTATTGCTTCTTGCGTCTACTGAACCTAATGCATGTTGTTCTACATGATATCCTGGCTCACGATAAATTCTAATTTGAGTTGTTCCACTACCTGATTCATCAGCAGTATGACCATACATAAAAAGTTTAACATCGCGCATACCTTTAAAGACTTCATTGATAAACACTGCAGCTTCACGTGCTTTCTGTATTTTACTACCACACATAGAACCTGACTCATCAATCAAAACACCTACACAAATATCATCAGTCTTTACTTGACCATAACGCTCATATACAGTTGGAACTCTTTGAACTGCTTCTGCAATTTTATTAGTATCCAATCTACCTGAACGCATTGATCTCATAGAAAATTGATAATTCTTGCTTTTACGTGAAAATAACTTCTGAAGTACAGCAGCTTTAGTTGTATCAATTCTTTTAAGACAATCTTGATAATTCCTCTTGTTAGAACTTGATTTAATAAAACTAACAGTCCCATCAGTAGTTATGCCTTCATCATCATAGTTGATTTTTGGTTTTGGTGCTGACGATTCACTTGTCATATCATCTACAAAATCATTAAATGCTGACATTTCTTCTTCGTCACTTGCATCAGAGTCATCTTCACCAAATGTTGATTTCATCATTTCTTTGGCAAGCTCATTGATTTCAGACTTATCCATTTCTGGTTTACCTGGATCACTACCAGAACCTGAAGGAGATTTCTTTTCATCCTCACCATCATCATCACCTTCACTATCATCTTTACTACTTTTTGGTGGTTCTTCTTCATCCTCAGCATACTTGTATACTATGTTAGCAAGACTAGAAGCCATAGAAGAACAGTCTTCAGATGTTTCAGGAATACCACCATGCTTTTTGAGTAATCTTTCAATTTGCTTTAATGGTTTAGCAAATTCATCAAGTTCTTCTTCAGTAACATTAGCTGGATACCTTAACATTCTTGTGACAAGATCAAGTAATCTTTTCTGAGCTTTTTCCTCTGGATTCATTGGCACATAGTTTTTGTCATACAAATGATCTTTGTATTTCTGAACAAACTTTAAGTAGCCAGGTAATCTATTGGCCAACTTCTTGTCCACACGTTCTGTATTCAAGATACTAAACATGTAATCTTTCAAAGAAAACCCTTTTCTATCTGTACTTCTACAAGTAATAGACTTACCATACTCGCTGGTTGTTTGCATAGACGCAAGCGCAGCATTTTGTATAGCAGCACCATAAAATGCATCTAAGATATCAGGATTTGGTTCTTTAAATTTACCATCCTCATCTTTTAGCATGTGTATTGGAACCTGAATGTCAGTGCTTTTTTTAGGCTCAGCTGCCTTATAGTCAAATGTTCTAGGAACACCAATAACTCTAAACATAGATCCAATCATCTTTGCAGATGTTTGAAGACTATCATTAGATCTTGTAAAGAAAGAAGAGTAATTACTTCTTCCACTATCCCAATTGAAGAATCTGTTTCTGTTGTCTTGGTATGTGTAGGCTTCTTCTTTTTTCCTACCAAACCAGTCTTTAGCAAATTTGCTCATATATTCTAAATTAAATTAATAGAAAAGAGAGAAGGACACTGATGTCCCTCTCTCATTATCTACATCGCTGATCCTACTACAGCATGTCTTTAGAACGCAGATACTATGGAAAGTACCTTACTACGCTCAGACACGCCTATACCATCTTCAAAGAGAGGCATAATAGTAGAAAGCAATGCTTTATCTACTTCAAACCCATCAGACACCAAACTTGCTGCCTGAAGTGTGTGACGAACTGAAATCGCAGAAGATAATTCCTGCTCTTTGTACTGCTTGCGTATCTCATTAGATACTTTAACGATTGCTGTTGCAACTTTCTCTTCAACGCCAGTACGCAACATTAAGATTTTAATCTCATCCTCAAGTTTTGGATAATCAAGCTCAATAGGAAAGAAGCGGTCTAATAACGCTCTATCTATTGCATGTGTACCAGAATACTCAGAACCAATGTTAGCAGTTGCAAAAAATACTGTTCCATCAGATACAGGAATAGATCTTTCACCTTCATCACAAGCGATGTCAATTGGCAAGTAACGTCTTTTATCCAAACATGGAAACAAGATATTATTTGCTGCAAGAGGTGAACGATTTAGCTCATCTAAAAGAACAATACCACCAGACTTAATGTGTCCAACAAAAGGAGCATAGTCAAATGATGAATGACCTTCTTTGTTGATGCGGTGAACACCTAGCAAAGCTGACTGAGCATCTTGAACAGTACCCATGTCTTGAGTAAATAATTCTTTATTCATAGCTTTTGCCAAATGCACAAGAATCTCTGTCTTACCTGAACCTGTTGGTCCCATAAGCAAAGTATTCTCTCCACGCAATACATTACGCACCATCAAGAACCAGATGTCTGGATCAATGTGGAAACCACAATCCTCACGTTTTGGAACTGGATAATGTGTAGCAATGGTACGTTTGATGTTTGTACCTGTTGGAATAGAACCTTCATCAATAGGTTTTACAGCAGTTTTCTCATCCCAGTCATACTTGTAGCCATAAGCTGCAAATTGTCCAGCAATAGATTTTACATGTTCAACATCATGTGTTCCACTATCTAACATATAGTCAATAGCAAAATCACAAACTTGTTGAATCTTTTCTTCTCCTAGTAAAGAGATAGGGAATACAGATTTCTCAAAGAACAATGCTGTTACATGCTCTTTCATAATGTGTAAATGATCATCTTCTGGAAAATCATACTCATCTGCAACAAATATAGTTCCTAGTGGGAACTTTGCAAATTCAGCAATAGGACCTGTAATTTTCAAGTCCTCTATACTTCTTGTCAGTTTTTTCTCAAACGCTTGACCAGGAAGTGTTTTTAATTGGTAACTTGTACCTTCAATAATTGTTTGCAATAGGATCATCTTACCTTATTTAAAAAGATTAATAAAAATTCATAGCAGTACTTAACTGCAACTTGTCAACAAACTCTTTTGAGTTAATACTTTTGTCAGAAACTTCCCTTGAAGTCATTTATGTCAAAATCTTTGGAGTCATTTCCTCCATTTTTCTTTTTGCTATCAACAAAAGCACGCATCTCAGCTATAATAGCTTTCAATGTTTGTTCGTCATTTGCCAATAAAGCAGCCATAGCACGTCTTTGAGAATCTACAAAAAACTCTTTGTCATCATCACTAAGTGATTGCAATGCATTTTGAATTAGTTCTTTAATTTCAGGATTATTTAAGTCCTCTTCGTCATCACAATCTTGTTTTTGCATGTTTTCTTTTTCATAGCTTGCAAGTTGTTCTAAAACTTGATCACGTGCTTCAGAAAGCTTTTCATGAAGAAGATCAATTATGCCTAGTGCAAGAATAGGAGAACATTTCATCTTTACAACAGCACCTACAGGCGTACCATCTTCGCTAACTTCCATTGCTACTAACATGTGAGAAAAATAGCTTTTTCCTTTTAAATCTACTTCAAATAACTTATGAAGATCTGCTAAAATTGAGTTTTTGCTCATATTTAATATTTTAATAGTTATTTTACTTCTTGAGCTAACTCTTTCATTGTTTCATCAAATTCTTCAATGAGTTCTACAATTGGCTTTAGCTTAGCCACTATTGAATTAAGTAATCCATAATACTGTGATTGCTTAAATTGGTCAACATGCTCCTCTGGTACTGAAATCGTAACGATTCCATTACCAAAAGGAGTTTCTACATTCTTGCTAATCATGTTTTTTTCAAGATTTAATTTCAATCCTGTTAAATACTTATCAAAACGATAGTATATCATGATTATTTCTTCATTTGTCAAGCCTTTAAATGCTTTTGATTGCTCACTCATGGTAGTTGAATTTGTGTTTGTAATTCATAAAAATTCTTTGGCAACAACTTGCGTCTGACAAATTCATCAATGACAGTACGTGTTGTTATTCCTAAGTTACGCAAAGTTGCTGTTTTAGGCAAATCTAAAAACCAATCAAAGTCTTTTTCACCAATTTTGGCATGTGGAAACAGTGCATTCATAAGCATTGTTTCTGGACCAAACAGTTTTTTTGATTTTAGAATATGCAAATACTGCTTTGCTTTCTTGTAATCAGCAACAATTTTGCTGAGTGTACTTGGAGAAAAACTTGCAACTTGTTCAGGTGTGTATTCTTTAAGACCATACATTAGTCTACGATACATACTACGTTGAATCATGTTAAGGTGTATTTTCTCAATCTCTTCCTGAGTAACTTTTACTCTATTAGAATGAGTGTTTTTGTTTTGTACAAGTTTGTCATACTTAAGCATTTTTGCTTGACCATTAAGATCGTAAGTAACATATCCTTGTGCTGTGGCTGTGATGGATGCATATTTTTCCATTTTTAAAAAGATTAAAGGGTTAATAATCAACGCTGTGCGTTATTTTTGTCATTGTTTCTAGACCATATAACATAGTCAAGAGGAATAAAATGTGATAAAAACTTTATCAAAAACATGTTTACTACTGTAAGTGGACTAAAAAGAATATGTATTAAATCAATAGATTCAAATTTGCCACAATCCTTTGCATAGTTAAATACTACTGTTGTGTTGAACACATACGCCAATAGGATAAAAAGATATAATACTATCATACTTTATGGTAAAGGATTTTCAAAATCATGCGCTGAACATGGTGGAATTTTCTTGTTGTCTGGCAACTCAGCATCTCTGTTCATTTCTTCACGAAGCTCTTTCTCATAAAGTTCTTGATATCTGGCTCTATCTTGCCAGTAAGCGTCATCTAATCCATCATATGGATCTTGTTCCTCTTCTTTTTCACGCAGTTGCATGAATAACTCTTTCATTCTGCCCATTTTAATAATTTATTGATTGATAATCTTTGATTTTGCTCAGCAACGCTTGATTAAAATTGGTAAAAAAGTTACAATAAGCTGTTGAGGTTCCAACATTTGCTTTTTCATCTCCTAAATAAGGAACAGATCTACATTTATTACTAATTGGAGTTTCTACGCCATCTTCATTACAATACGTTATTGTAACATTCAAATCAAATCCAATTACAGATTCAATGACATCTACGTCAGTTCTCATAATACTACATTTTTAATTTAACAAATCTGTACAATACTATAATACCAGCAATAAAAATAAATCCTAATAATGTCCAAAAAAATGGACGCATCATCTTTTGTTCAGATTCTAAATCATGAATAACAGATTCAATCATTCCAATTTGAGATTCTAGCTCATACCTACGTTCCTTGTACCACTTTTCAGATGGTTCAGATATATGTAGATCTTCTAGTTCATTCATGTACTTGAGTTTCTTTTCTTCAAGTTTGTTAATTCTTTTACTTATACTCATTTGATTAAATTTAATTGTGAATACTATCCATAAAAAAGTGGATGCATACGTCATGTACACACCCACCTTCATGGTCTTTTTACAACCACTGCAAAATATCTACTGTTCCTTCTCCTCTTTCTCTTCTTTGAAAAACTTGTGCTCTAACATGCGAGGTAACAAATTAAGATTGTAGTCAATATCAGCATATGTAACTGAACCTGTGGCATCAAATCCCATTTTGAACGCATACTTCAAACGCTGAATGTTGCTTTTTACAAATTGAAAAATTTCATCATTCTTTTTGTACTCTTGGTCTAAAAGATTCAAGTAATGTTCTTCTCCATTTTTTGCACGCACAACAGCTTCTTTCCAATATTCAATTTCATTACTTTGGTTGTCTATTGTTTCTAATGCTAAATCAAAATCAGCTTTTGTTAAAAGTGTCTCTTTAGACTTTGCATCATTTTTCTTAAGGTTGATACTTCCTTTTTTTGTTTTACTTTCTCCCATGATCTTATTGGTTTTGATCCATTAAAAATACCTTTTAGGACAACATTGTCCTCTCTTAATCCATCTGTGCACATTGCACACACAATTGCTGTATCTGATATACATCGTTTGCAAATACTCTCCATCATTCTGATTCTTTTCCTAATTTAATCCAATCTGCATCACCTAATATCCATACATCTTCAATGTATCCTTGTGGATTAAGAACATATATAGTTGAAGGGAATTCAAGAACTATGTGATTATCAAGACGTTTTGTAATTTCACAAATTGTCTCTTTTTCATAGTTGAGTACGCAATTTACGAATTTTTTCTCAGATCTTGTCAAGTGTTTTGAATAGGTCTTTTGTGCATCAGCACTGGTCACACCTAACAGGACCAAAATAATCATTATTATTTTCATATTTTTTCTTTTCTAATGTACGTAATATGAAACATGTCTTTTGTCAAAAAACCATCAACAATACTTCCATGTTTTAATAAATTCTGTGGTATTTCGCTGAGGTTTGATATCTTATGAGTTGTAGAAGTTATTCTACTTCCCACATCAATGTTATCTTCTGCTATGTTATACATGCTTTTAATAACAATCCAATCACCAAGATAATCTTTTTGTAAAAGATTGGACATAGGAATCATACCACTTTTCTTCATGCAGTTTAAATTAACCACAACAGAGAAACTCCTTGGTAAACCAAAGAGTAACTCCATTATAGCAGAGATTGAGCTACTTTAGCTCAGGACATATCATAAAAAATGGAGCCTTGTGGTTATCCAAGCTCCAGCCAACCTTTTTAGTAGGATTTTTAAAGAGTAAGTTACTAACTAGTAAGTTACTAAGCAGTAACCTACTTAGTAAAACCAGCCTTGTACTTAGCTTTTGCTATCTTCAGCTCCAACTTCTCTTGGTCAGTTTTAGCAAACACACTTTTATCAATAGAAACTCTGTTCTTATTGATTAGCGTGCTCAACTCCTGACGTAAGTTGTTGGAAGCGTTAGATGCATCAGACTTTGGTACAAGCTTAGCACTACCTCTAGTGGCATTGTTTGAATTCTGCATATGTTATAATTAAAAAAATGAATACTAATTTATAGATTGTCTAGCGTAATCAAGCTGTCAAGTTCAGAATATTTACCTGAATACACATTTTTGCTATCAACACCTTCTACCCAGATACTATCTTCTGATACTTCCAGGTAGTATTCAATATCAATATTGCCACCAATTTTTACATCTTCAAATCTTTTAGCAGGATCAGCATTGTATACAGCTCCTATAAATAGTCCTGTTCCAAATGCTAATACTACTGATGCAATTGCCCACTTTAAATTTTCTCTTTTCATTTGTTTTATTATTGGTTATTAAATTTCTGATAAAAAAAAAGGAGGAATGTATTACACACTCCTCCTCCTTGCTTTAACTTCCCACGGTTATTGCATTATTTCTCTAAGAGGTAACTCACTGACTTCTTTCATCACTTTGGTCACGTCTCCTGGTGTCAAATAACCTATAACATCACAAGTAATAGGTGTATCATACACAAGGGTAGACTCTTTGTCTTTAGGTCCCATGTGTATTACTGCAAGTTCATACAAACCTTCCTTACCACCCTTAGTGTATTCTCCACGTATAACAGACACACCATAGTGGTTGTCAAAAAGATGATGAGAATATTCACCCATCCACTCATTGTTTTCAAATTTCAAGTCTTCAAATGTCATATTTTTGATTTATAAGTTACTATTTTGTAGATCCCCTCTGTACTCAGTTGTAACCTATAGGTAGTATGTGTTATATACATACATCTAATTTCGATTACAACTGCCTGACCTTGGGAATCAGGAATGGTACATTAAAAATAGACTACCCTACTAGAGAGTAGTCTATAACACAGTTTGTTATGAGCACTGTATAAGCTGTTAGCTTTTTGAGCTGTTATCCATAGCTTGGAGAAAACATCAGTTAGTTCACTATTACCACCACAGTAATATCACCTAACCTAGTTTTTTTCTTTGTTTGACTGTTGGTTAGACAGCTTAAGGGAATAAAAGAAGCTATATTAAAATCCCTTTTCGTACTCTCACAAGGTTGCAACCCTTGACTTAATTTTCCATACCACTGATGGTGTGCAAGTTACTGCCAATATAAATTGTATTCTTTATACACCTCTTCAGGTGTCCTGCTTGGATGAGAGTAATAGGTTGTTTCAGTAGTTCCACAAGGGAACTTAACGCATACGCCATGAGTATCTAAACTCTGAGGGCAACAACAATGTATACTTAAATCAGGACTCTTACCTGCAAATCCCTACATAGTCAATAGGAATGGCTTTCTCATAAAAAACTGACTTGCAAATCAGAATAATATGATAAGAAAAAAGGGAGAACTTAATCTCCCATATCAACAGAGTACGCAATCCTTTTAACAGGATCAACATATAGACAGGATGAACCTGACCTATTACTAAATGCTTTCTCATAATTACCCTTAGGAAGAGTAATACCAGAGTTAAGCCAACCAAGCCAATTAACTCCTTGTGCTAACATATGTTGTTTAGCTTCTTCATAGGAGTAATACTTATCAATGGTAACTAATAGAATGTTTGTCATAGACGTGGGTTTTAATGTGGTTAATAGCTATATAGTACGTAAATTCATTGTGTTATTGTGGCAAAAAACTAAAAGCAAAGAAAGGTATAGTGAGGGACTGATCCCCCACTCTTACCTCCTCTAAATCAGGTAGTTACTTGTTATTCACCACCTGGCAACATGCCTTTACCACTCTCAAGTGCTTTAGACGCGCTAACCTCTGCTTGATTATCGTGAGAAACATTCACATCATGCAATTGATCAGCAGTATCCCACTTAACAAAGCGTAAAATACGTTCTCCATTGCTTGTCAACGCAGGACCATCAGCACCAGCACGCTTGATATAACTATCAATAGCCTCCTCATAGCTTACGTCATCACGCAGAAACTCCTTAGCTACATCAGCAGGTACTTGAGATTCTAGGAACTCAAGGGCTACCAATTTACCAGCTACTTGCAAACCTTTACAAGAGCTTACGAACTGCTCAAGCGTAGCAGTCTTACCGCGTAATAAGCACGTGCGCTTAACTTCGCGAATCCATCCAGCGGTCATTACAATAGCACTTTGCTCTAATTGCACATAACCAAAATCAGCGTTTGAATCATACGCTGTCACTACAGATCCCTTCTTTCCAGGGACAATTCTTACATTACTCATACATCAAGAGTTTAAATTTATACTGAGTTCAATGGGGGTTGCTGTATTGGACAGATCAACGTGTTGTACACCATTCCCCATGGGTTGTTTATTACCTTTCATCACCCTGGGGAAAAAACTGCATGCGTATCGTATGTCAACCTACATTCCACCATTCATCTCCACCAAGAGGACAAAAAACTGCACAACTTGACGCAACGTGTGACAGAGTGTACTCCATCATCTATGCATCGTGTGTGCAGTTTGTCCCCAATGGGTGGTTATTAGTAGCTCATGGGTTCCCCCATCTGGTTCTCCATTGAAGCTACATCAGCATCAATAGCTTTTTGCAAATGATGGCTTAATAATTCAAGAGCAACTGTTGCACCTGCTAGTCTTTCAAAGCTTAGTTTTTTACTAAGTACTGAATAGCCACTAGCATCAATAGCTTTCTTGTCTTTATTAAGTTGATCAATTCTTGCATCAATCATAGCTACAACATCAATCAAAGTTCCTTTGTCCATAATACATAGTTTTAAAATACAGGGTGAGATACAGCACCCTGTTAACTGTTTATTTTGAGCCAAGCATTGGCATTAGCATACACGCCCAGAAGACGCACATGAATCCAACTGCTTGAAGCATGTGAGAGCCAAAGCTCATCAGCAAGCCACTAAATACCCCTAGACATAACACTGCCCAGAGGTATAAGATTACTGTCTTTGTCATACCTTGCCATAGTTTTTAAGGGTGACAGAAACAGACTCAGATAGTTCAGAGTCATGTACCTCAGTGAACTTGCTTCTACATAGTAGAACAAACTCACGTGGATGACTCTTGTGTTTTGGATTAGTAACCCAGCACACATTCAGATTCAGGTGTAGACCTGATACTGTGGAGGCAAGAGGAATGACAACATAGCGTCCATTCTTCATATTGCCAATAGCGTATCTAACGCCATCTGACTCCTCATGCAGAAACATATTTTGTATCTGCTTATCTTTCATGAACTCTGCAAGAGGTTGTGAGTCCATGAATGTAAAATTGTACTTACACATAGTAATTTGTTTTAAAGATTAATAAAAGAGAAGCACGCCTATTTGACGTGCCTCTCATAGGACTGTTTAGAATGGTGCGTCCTCTTTCTTAACACCACCTGCTTTGGAAGCAGTCACCTCAGCGACATTGTCATGAGAGATGGTCATGTCAGTAATGATAGCAGCGCCATCATACTCACAGAATCTCACAATGCGTTTGCCACCTCTAGTGAGTAGCACGCCATCCTGACCTGCGCGTTTAACATATGGCTCAATAGCCTCGTCAAACGTCACGTCATCACGCAAGTTGGCTTTAGCCACATCTGCAGGAATTTCATCCTCCAAATACTCGCGCACTGCAATGCGTCCTGGAAGAGACTTGGTTGCAGCGACCAATTTCTCCAAACGCTCAACTGTACCTCTCATGAGGCAGGTGCGTTTAGAATCACGTATCCAACCGCCATCAAAGACAGTAGCTACGGTTTCCAGAACAATGTATCCATACTCCTTGTTAGTAGCATAGACGTTAACTAATACTCCCTTAGTATTAGCTTTGATAGTTACAGCGTTTGTTGCCATAATCGTGGGAATGGTTGACCTGCACCAAAAGGTTAAATTAAAATTGTGTACTATAATTCTAAAGGCCATAGTACGTATGCCTGAATATCTTGGGGGTTGCTGTATTTGTTAGATAACTTGTATCCACTCTACATCACCATGCTTGTCATACTGCAATTCAGCATTGCGCAGGTAGTGAAACTCCTTGCCATCAATTCTGCTCTTGAATGTTGGAGTAGAACTGATGAGTCTTTCAAGGATGTCTATTGAACCTTTGATCTGCATCGTAAGTGAGTTACTTAAGTCATGTAACTCTAGAATGCCATAGGCCTTATCATCAGTGATGTGATCAAGGACTACTGTTGGGTTTGTGATTATAACTCGCATAACATAGGTGTGGTTGACCTGAAGTACCACAAGGTTCTAAATTAAAATGTGCATTGTAATTCTAATGGCCACAATGCTAATGCCTATCATGAGTAATCATGTACGTAAGAGAGTAGGACAACAGTTAATAGAGTATCACAGAGAGATGATTAGTCTCCCTGTGGCTCGTCCTGCGCAGGCACTTGGCATCCCACCAAGTCTTTGAAATCACATGCAGTTGTTTCTGTAGTAAGCGTATGCTTCTGACAGAGACAATGCAATGATTTGTACTCCTGCAATGTAGTATGTTTTGTACATTGTATAGGTTTTTTGTCCTGGATATCATGGGGGGTGCTGTGTTCTGGCGTGGACTGGGGGAGCTGTAGCATAGACAGTACCCATAATCTCTTCCTCAGAGAAATTTCAGTACTTGAAAAATTTTTATATAGAAATTTTTTTTTGTAACTTATAGTGTAAACATAAACACATTGCGCAATGAAAACACAAAAAATTAACTTAATTAATGTAGACTTCTCTGGGTTTTCTGCTACTGAAGCAGATCGTAGAGATGGTGCAGTTGGCCACGTAAACTATGCGTTGTCACAAATTGATTTAGCTACTGGTATTGACACAGATTATAATGCTCGTGGTAGAGTATTATTTAACATCTTAGGACAAGCTTCTAATAACGATGGTATTAATAGTGGTAGTTCTCTTGTTATTGGTCAGAAGTATATTATTGACTATTTAGAAGAAGGTGATGATTTTACTAATGTAGGTGCTGCTGAGAATGCTGTTGGGGTAGTGTTCACTGCTACTGGTGAAACTCCTGACGTTTGGAATGGAAGCGTTTTACATGAAAACTTATCCAAAGATATTAGTGATATTGTTAGGAAGTATAGTGATGCAGAATTTTACAAATGGGTATTTCTTGCAGATAGTGCACTTGCAAGTTTTAATAAAGGATTTGAATATATTGGTGGACCATCTGTGCTTACAGGTGATGACATGTTTGATTATATTTCTGTTGATCCTGAGCTTGTTACTGAAAATGTAGAATATTACTATGGAAATATAACTCTACTTAACATGGATACTAGAATTTATGATTCTACATTTCCAGTACTTAATTTTAGTACGTATACAGATCTTGAGATGGATCAATCATTTCTTGTATTAGAAGGTGTTGATTTTAGAAATTACACAGTATGGTCATCTCCATTGGCAGGGGTTTATCGTAGCCTTGATGCAGGTTCAGCATACTTGTCAGAATTTGTTAATTCAGAAGATGGTAAAATTTACATTCCTGTAGTTGATACAAAGATAGGATTGAGATTTGACTTTGAGATTCGCTTGTATGACTATGTGGCGCCAGTTCCTGTAGTTGATGTTGATAGGTAATTTACTCTAGAAAGAGGAAAGGGGGTAGTTGCTGATGCTACCCCTTTTTTTTATGACCAGTGGTTATTAGGTTTTTCCCAATAGAATTCTAGTTCGCGATCTGAGTGTTTGTAGTATCTTCCTACTACATCTGATTTATAGATACTATCTATGTTTTCAAACAATGCCGCTGTGTAGTAATCTATACCAGCCACTTCTAAGCATTCTGTGATCCATGTATAGTTCTTACCAGTAATCACACCTGCTTCTATGAGGATTACGTTTTTGTATTTTTGAAATTTACGAATACCCATAGAGCTTGTTTGATCTAGCATTTGCTTTATGTAAATGTTTTTGTCCTCATCTGGGTATGGTACGTCAATGAAGGTTATATCTAGCATTTCACCATCTTTACTCAAATGATGTGCTGCATGCATTCCTACTGTTGCGCTGTAATCTGGACTTACTATGACTACAAGTGTATTACTTGGGTGGGTGTCAAGTTTTTCTAAACCTCTACAAAAAGATTTGAGTACTGTCCATTCTAAATCACGTGATACATACATATTAATAGTTTTGATAAAGATAATATAAATTTGTTTAGTTTAAACTTTTAAGTATATTTGTCAAAACTTTAATAAAATTTTTATGGTAGAAGAAGAAACAAAAGATGTATCACGCGAAGATGTAGTAGCTTGGTACAAAGACCAACTTGAATTGGCAACGTTGCGTGCTGATCTTGCAGAGCAACAAGCACGTGCGACAGGTTATGAGTCACAACGTTTGCAACACATGGTGATGATTGCTAACATTAAAACAGCTAGTGAGAACATTGCTGAAGAAGAAGATGAATCACCAGAAAATATTAAATCTTAAAAGTTTAAAGTATGAAGTTAGTAGGAAGACGCGTTTTATTAAACGTACCAAAAAGACCAGAGTCAATTATTGAGTTGACTCCAGAGACAGAGCGTGAGTTAGAAATGAAGATGATAGATAAGTGGATAGCACTTGAAGTCTTTGAAACAGGAGAAGATGTGGAAACTGTAAAATCAGGTGACAAGGTTTATGTACCTTCTTCTGCTTTACAGAATGCAGAACGTATACCTGTGGATGGTGATACAAAAATGATGATTGCAGAATTTGACATTGCAATTGTATGGTAAACTTAAAAATCAAATAAGATGAATACAGAAGAAAAAAACCTAGAAACAATTAATGAAAAACCAACATTAGAACAACCAACAATTGTTGATGAACAACTAATAGACATGTCAAAAGTTTCCACAGAGAGTCGTGGAGAGAAGTTGGTTGGCATTAATTTTAATCCATCTAGAGATAATGATGTTGACACAGTAAAACGCGCGTGTGCGTACTTGATTGATGTAATTGAAAAGCATCGCGAGAATTGCATGCATGATGGAAGCTTGACCACAAACAAAGAATTTTTGATGAACCATGCTCTTGGTGAGATTATCAATGCGCAGATGAATGTTGTTAAGGTGCTTACTTTTACAGAAGATGGAAGTAAGTAAAGTTGAAAAAAAGTACAGATTGACTCATTATGACCTGGTTAAATATCAGGTCATAACTGAGTTTGTGTTCTTTAAGAAAGAGAATCTTATTGACACTGATCTGGAACTACTTACGCTTTTGGCACTTGAAGGACCTATTGATTTAACTAAGTTTTGTAACACTGTGGTTAAGAAAACATATCCTGAAATAAACCCAGAAGAATTTGGAGTAAGGGCGCAGAACATACGTAATAAGTTAACTAAACTTGAGAAACGTGGTATGATACGCAAATCTGAGGCATATAAAAAGACAATAGAAATTGCTATGTCAGTTCCTGTTTTAAAGTCTGGTAATGTAATGTTGGACTACAAATTTCTAGCACTTGCGACCAGTTAAACGTAAACAGATTTCTGAAAAAGTTGCAGAAAAGTTAAATTTATCTGTTGAGACAGTTGATGAAATAATATCATGTTATTATAATTCTATTCAAAGACAACTTAGTAATTTAGCTTATCCACAAATTTCTGTAGGATTTCTGGGTACTTTTTTTATTAAACGTAACAAGTTAGAAAACAAGTTAATGATATATGAAAAAGCACTTGCAAAATTGGAAGATATTATTGAACCAAATCTATCACAATTCAAATCAATCAAAGAACTAAAAGAAGACATCTTGAAATTTAAAAGTATGATTGAAATGCTTGATGAAATGGATGATAAAAAGATTACAAAGAACAACGAAAAACAAATTTATAAACTTAAAAATTATGAGTCTAATAAACCTGTGGAAACAAAAAGGAAAGATATTTGAAGGCGTGAAAAACAGCATCTTCAAGCAAGAGCATATTGAAGAAATTGCTAGATCAAGAATGCTTATATGTGAGGATTGTTTTTTTATTGATAAGGAAGGTTCTAAATGCTACATGCCTGGCACGCAGCCATGCTGTGGGGATTGTGGTTGCAAATTATCATTTAAAACACGATCTTTATCATCAGAATGTCCAAAAGGAAAATGGGATGCTGTCACTTCAGAAGAAGAAGAAGAAGCTATTATTAACAGTATAAAAGATTAAGTATGTTAACATTTGAACCAGAGCATCATAAATATACTTCACTTGATCCTAATGATAAAACAAACTGGATAAGTGTCACAACCTTAATAAGTTTTTTCAAGCAACCTTTTGACGCAAAATCAATATCAAAAAAAAGTTCTAAAAGTAGCAAGAAGTGGCAAGGTATCCCACCAGATAAAATACAAGAAATATGGAAAGCTGAAGCCAAGCGTGCAACAGATTTAGGAACATGGTATCATGATCAACGTGAACATGACATAGTATCATGTGATACTATCAATCGCCATAATTCTAATCTTCAAGTTATTAGACCAATGCTAAATGATAAAGGATATAAAATAGCATCTTCGCAAAAGCTACTTGTTGGTATTTATCCTGAGCATCTTGTGTATGTTAGATCTGTTGGTGTTTGTGGTCAATCAGACTTAGTTGAAATTGCACATGGTAAAATACACATCACTGATTACAAGACAAACAAAGAGATTAAGCTAAAATCATTTGTAAATTGGGAAGGAATTTCTCAAAAATTAAATCAACCTCTTTCACATCTAGATGATTGTAACTACTTTCACTATGCATTACAACTTTCTGCATATATGTATATGATTCAAAAACATAATCCAAAACTACAACCAGGCAGTTTGATCTTGCATCATGTTGTGTTTGAAGTAGAAGGAGAAGATGAATATGGTTATCCAATTGTCAGTCGCACTGCACAAGGAGATCCAATTGTCAAAGAAGTAATACCCTATGAACTTCCCTATTTAAAAGAAGAAATTGTTGCATTATTTGAATGGCTGAAAAATAACAAAAATGAGATATTAAATTTCTCAAAAAATAAAAAATAATGATTAAATTATTTGATATACAAAATAGTGTAATAGTACCAACAGAACACTGTTATTCACTCAAGGCTTTAAAAGACATAATGGATAAGTATCCTGATGATTTTTTAAAAATCTATCAGTATTTGTTCTACATGACTTGTCCTAATCCTGATGTCAATCCATTTTTTGATGTACGTACACATGAAAAAGAAGAACTTATACTTACACAACTTCAAGCAGAATTTTCTACTGAAGATGAGGATATTTTTATTGCTTTGGAATTCTGCAAAAAGTTGTATGAAACACCTTCGTACAGGGCTTACATGGGTATCAAATCTATGTTGGATCGCCTTGCTACATACATGGAACATACCCCAATACACCATGGTCGTGATGGTAATATCACACCGCTGGTCAATGCAGCTGCAAAGTTTGAACAGATACGTGGCTCGTATAAAGGAGCATATAAAGACCTCATGGAAGAGCAAAAAAGCACAGTCAGAGGAGGACAAAATCTTGCATACGATCAATTCTAAAACCATGGAACAATTTATGTTTTTTGTAAAAGTAGAACACATAACAGAAGGACTGTTAATACAAAGAGACTTACCATGTGTGCCCTCAAAAGGCGACTGGATAGAACTTGGAAAAGAAAATTATGTAGTTAAAAATGTTTCTTGGAACTTTTCTGACAGAAGAACAGTAACTTTATTGGTTGATAGACCAAAATTTTAAGATGTATAGAGAGATACCCACATACGATTGCAATCTTAAAGAGTGGAGTTACACTTCTTTTGAGACACAAGAAGATCTTGCTGATTATGTTGAAAGCATATTTAAAGAACCTGGCAAATATGAATTTGATGAATGCTCTGTAAATTTTAATGCAGAAGGTAGAAAGTTTAATAAAGATAGAGTTTATTGTATTGCACCAGAACGTTCAAAAGACTTTGTAGAATATTGGAATACAGAAAAGAATAAATGCAGAAATGGAGTAATATATAAACACAATAGTAAGACTTGGTATTTACCACGTGATTACTATATGTGGTTAAACTTTTTACCAATCTATAATAAAGAAGTAAATAAGTTTACTTTTGCTGATGTGCGTGATGCACAGTATCACATGGCATTATATGAAGAGTTAGCAAAGTTAAAAAATAAACATGCTGCTATTCTTAAGAAACGTCAAATTGCTTCTTCTTATTTTCATTCAGGAAAGATTGCAAATCTGTTTTATTTTGAAGAGGGTTCTGTATCCAAAATGGCAGGATCATTAAAAGATTACATCAATGAAAAAGGTACATGGCGTTTTCTTGAAGAGTATCGTAACTTTTTAAATAAACATACTGCATGGTATCGTCCATGTAATCCAGACAAGGTTCTTAACTGGGAACAGAAAGCTGAAACCACACAGGGAGGTAGAAAGGTGGATATTGGTTTGAAGTCAGTTATATTTGGATTGGTTCTTGAAAAAGATCCTACAAATGGTGTAGGTGGTCCATGTACTTTATTCTTTCATGAGGAAGCAGGAATTGCCCCAAAGATGAACATTACTTTAGAGTACCTTTTACCAGCCATGAAATCTGGTATGATGTATACAGGTATGTTTGTAGTGGCAGGTTCTGTAGGTGATTTAGATCAATGTGAACCTTTAAAAGAATTAATACTTAACCCTGACTCAAAAGATGTTCTTGCAGTAGCAACAGATCTGCTTGATGATAAAGGCACTAGAGGATTTTGTGGATTGTTTATACCAGAACAATGGTCAATGCTTCCATGTATAGATGAGTATGGAAATTCACAAGTAGAGAAAGCATTAGAGATGATTCTGCTTGAGCGTGAAGACTGGAAGAAAAAAGTTAAACCTGAAGATTATAGATTGCGTATTTCTCAGAAACCTATTAACATTAAAGAGGCTTTTGATTATAGAAAAGATGCAAGGTTTCCAGAACATCTTGTAGCACAGCAAATTAGACGCATAGAGGAAAAACAATATCCTACAGAATATGTTGATTTGATATGGGAAGATGATAAGATTATACAACAGTTCACGCGTAAGCTTCCAATCATGGAATTTCCAATCTCTCCAAAAACAGAGAATAAAGAAGGTGCAATAATAATCTATGAGAAGCCAATTGAGAATCCTAAGTTTGGAACATACTATGCATCTATTGACCCTGTGTCAGAGGGTAAAACAACTACATCTGAATCTTTATGTTCTATCTTTGTTTACAAAACTTCACAAGAAGTAAAAGTGCATAAAAAAGATGGAACAGTAGAGATAAGAATGGAACGTGATAAAATTGTAGCTGCATGGTGTGGTAGGTTTGATGACTTAAAGAAGACACATGAACGTCTTGAGTTAATCATACAGTATTATAATGCGTGGACCATTGTTGAAAATAACGTTCATTTGTTTATACAATACATGATTTCAAAACGCAAACAGAAATACCTTGTGCCTAAAAATCAAATCATGTTCTTGAAAGAACTGGGTAGTAATAACAATGTGTTTCAAGAGTATGGTTGGAAAAATACAGGTACAATGTTTAAGTCAAATCTTGTATCTTATGCAATACAATTTCTTGAAGAAGAGATTGATACAGAAACAAAACCAGATGGAACAATAACAAAGGTTACATATGGTGTAGAAAGGATACCTGATTTAATGTTGTTAAAAGAAATGCAAGCATACAGAGATGGACTTAACGTTGACCGTTTGGTAGCATTCTGTGCGTTAGTCGCATTTGCACAAGTACAAGAATCAAATAAAGGATTTGGAAAACGCACAGAGCATGAAAACACTGATCATTTGCAAAACCCAAATAAAAATAGTAACTTATTAGTGAGTCCATTTCGTCATATTGGCAATTCTACAAATACTGCAGAATCAGCACTTATGAGGAAACCTAGGAATCCATTTAAAAACATGAGATAATATGCAAGTATTTAACGCACTGCAACTTAAGAATGGCGCCAAAGTTGAAAGTAACAGAATGGGTACATTTACTCAACCTGTACAATTTTTAAGAACATCAGAAAAAGACGAAGCATGGGGTGCTTGGAATATGGATTGGTTTGAGATGCAAGGTCTAAAGCAAATACGCAGAAATGCTAGACGTTTGCTAAAGAACTACAAATTGGCCAATGGTATTATTGACAAGACAGACTATATTGTTGAAGAAGATAATGACATGGCAGAACTTATTGATGTTCTGACAAAAGAAGATGTGTCTGCATTTGAGTTAAAGTTTTTTCCAATTATACCAAACGTTATAAATGTAATGGTTGGTGAGTTTGCAAAGCGCAATGATAAAATCATGTACAAATCTGTAGACGATGCATCATACAATGAGATGCTTGAGGAAAAACGTGCAATGCTTGAACAAACTTTATTGTCTGCAGCAGAGGGAAAGATGCAAGCAAAAGTTCAGGAAATGGGACTTGACATGAACAATGAAGAGCAAGCACAACAAGCTCAGCAAATGATGTCACCAGAAGCTATAAAAACATTACCAGAAATAGAAGAATTTTTTAAGAAGAACTATAAATCATTAATAGAAGAATGGGCAGGACATCAGCATAATGTTGATACAGAACGCTTTAATCTTAAAGAGCTTGAAACTGTTGGATTTAGAGATAGTCTTGTTGCAGATAGAGAATTTTGGCATTTTAATATGCTTGAAGATGACTATGAACTTGAAGTATGGAATCCAGTTATAACATTCTATCATAAATCTCCAGGAGCTAGATACATATCACAATCTAATTTTGCAGGTAAGGTTGATTTAATGACACCAGCAGACGTAATTGATAAATATGGATATGCTATGTCAGGAGAACAGTTAAAGAGCCTTGAGGCTATTTATCCTGTAAAATCTGCAGGTTACATTTTACCAGGTGTACAAAATGATGGTTCATTCTACGATGCCACGCGCTCACATGAGTGGAATGTTGATGGTCCATCATTGGGAATGCGTCAGTTTACTTCTTATCGCGATACTGTTAATAGTACTGGTGATGATATAATTCTTAGAATTCTTGCAGAGTCTGAAGACTTAATGGATTTTGATAATACTGGTCTACTACGTGTTACAACATGTTATTGGAAGTCTCAGAGAATGGTTGGTCATATGACTAGAATTGATGAAACAGGTATGCTTGTGGATTTAATTATTGATGAGAATTATAAAGTTACTGAGAAGCCAGTTTATGACACAAAGGTTATTAAGCAAAAGTCACGTGACACACTTGTCTTTGGCGAGCATATAGATTGGATATGGATTAACCAAACATGGGGTGGTGTAAAGATTGGTCCTAATAGACCAACGTTCTATGGTAACACAGACAACCTTAACTTTTCTCCTATCTACTTAAACGTAGCACCAGTAAAATTCCAATTCAAAGGAGATTTTACATTGTATGGTTGTAAGTTACCAGTAGAAGGTGCTATATTCTCAGATAGAAACACTAAGTCACGTTCTATGGTTGACAAAATGAAACCATATCAAGTTGGATATAATCTTGTAAATAACCAAATAGCTGATATCTTAATTGATGAATTAGGTACTGTTATTATGTTGGATCAAAACGCATTGCCACGTCACTCTGCTGGTGAAGATTGGGGACATGGTAATTTTGGTAAAGCGTATGTTGCTATGAAGAACTTTGGTATATTACCTCTTGATACATCAATTACAAATACTGAAAATGCATTGAACTTTAATCATTATCAAGTACTTAACCTAGAGCAAACAAATAGATTAATGTCAAGGATACAACTTGCTAATCATTTTAAACAACAGTGTTTTGAAACTATTGGTTTATCACCTCAGCGTATGGGTGCTGTAAATGCACAAGAAACAGCGCAAGGTATAGAACAAGCTATTAATCAAAGTTATTCTCAGACTGAGATGTATTTTGTACAACATTCAGAATACTTAATGCCACGTGTACATCAAATGCGTACTGACTTAGCTCAGTATTACCACTCAACCAGACCAAGTCTTAGACTTCAGTATATGACAACTATGGATGAGAAAGTAAATTTTGAGATGAATGGTACAGAACTTTTGGCAAGAGAGTTAAATATCTTTATCTCTACCAAAGTCAATCAACGTCAGATAATGGAGCAGATACGTCAGTTGGCTATACAGAATAATACATCTGGAGCATCTATTTATGATTTAGGTAATTTGATTAAAGCTGATTCACTTGCAGAAATAACACATACTCTTAAAGCGGTTGAAGAGAAAGTTCAAGGTCAACAACAACAACAAATGCAGTCTCAACAACAATCTGAACAAATGCGTCAAGATGGTGAAAACAAACGTCAAGATGCTGAACTTCAGTACAAAGCAGAACAAGCACAACTTGATAGAGATACAGAAATTCAAGTTGCTGAAATACGTGCAGCAGGATTTACTGGTATGAAAGATCAGAATCTTAATCAGCAAACTGACTACATTGATACGCTTGAATATCTTGACAAACGTAGAGAAAGAGATAGAGGTCAAGCAATTGATGAAAGTCGTGAGACTAATAGAATGGTTGAAACTCAAATGAATGCTGATATAAAACGTCAAGAGATACAATCACGTAGAGATATTGCAGATAAGCAAGTACAAATTGCTCTTGCAAACAAGAATAAGTATGATGTTAAAGATACAAACAAGAAGAAAAAATAGTCTAATAGCTATATAGTGTCAAAAATCTTTACTAAGCATCATTGCTAGTTTAAATTTTTGAAGTTTATTTGCTAACTTATTATTGAAGGAAGAAGAAGAAAAAACCAAAAAACAAATTGTATGGAAGAAATAACAAAAGCAATGACTGATCCACAAGAGGTGAATTCAGTAACACTTGAAAACATTGATGACTTTTTACCTTTACCAGGTGCAGACAGTGTGGTTACAACAGATGAAGAAGAAACTAAAACAGTTTTTTCAAAAAATGATAAACCAACTGACTTTAGTTTCATTGACAAAGATGATGAAAACACTAAGGTAACTAAAGAAGAAGTTGATGAGGCATTGTCAGAACTAGATGGCGCATTTAGCGAGGATGATGATTCAAGCAAAGTAGGTAGAAAGAAGATTGACAAAAGTGGAATGGTTGAAACATTCTCAAAACTTATTGAAGAAGGCGTCTTAATGGGTTTTGAAGATGACAAGTCCATGGATGAATACTCTATAAAAGATTGGAGAGAATTAATCCAAGCAAATATAGATGAAAAGGAGAGAGCCTTACGTGAGCAAACTCCAAAAGAGTTCTTTGAAGCATTACCTGAAGAGTTGCAATATGCAGCTCAGTATGTAGCAAAAGGTGGAAAGGATATGAAAGGATTGTTTAGAGCACTGTCACAAGTAGAAGAACAACGTTCATTAGATCCTGGAAATGACGAACATCAAGAAATGATTGTACGTCAATACTTACACGCTACTAATTTTGGAAGTGGTGATCAAGCATTAATTGAAGATCAGATTGAAGAGTGGGTTAATAGTGGCACAATAGCCAAACGCGCAAATCAATTTAAACCAAAATTAGATGACATGCAATCAGAAGTGTTACAGTCTAAACTTGCACAACAAGAGCAGTTTAAATTGCAACAACAACAGCAAAAGGAAATGTATATGGATAACATATATAATACTTTAAAGCCAGGTGATTTGAATGGTGTAAAGGTAGACAACAAGCGTCAAAAGTTCTTATGGGAAGAATTGACCACTTTGAAATATGAAAGTCTACAAGGAAAACCAACAAATCTTTTGGGTAGATTACTTGAAGAGTATCAATTTAGCAATAGTCCTAGATATGACCTCATCGCTGAAACGTTATGGTTATTGTCAGATCCAAATGATTACAAGGAACAGATAAGAAAACAAGGACGTAGTGAAGCAACACAAGAAACTGTAAAAAAATTAAAAACTGAAGAAGCAAGAAAATTATCTTCAACAGTAACAGAAGAAAAAGAAGTTCAAAGTTCAAGACCTTCATTAAAGAAACCACGCAATATTTTTGCAAGATAAAAATTTATTAACTCTAAATACAACAAAAAATGGCAACACCAGTTTTAAACAACGGTCTGTTTCTGAGAGACACAAGCTACAAAGTTTCGTCTCACCTAGATTCATACCACCTAGTAAACATGCTGAAGTCTGCAGAACCTATGGATTTGGGTCCTGTTGATCTTTGGGCAATGTCTCAAAAAGTAGAAATGCCTCTTTACCAAATGTCTTCATTTGGAGGTAAGAACACAATTTTGGTAGACACACCACGTGGCGAGTACAAGTGGCAAACTCCAATTGTGCAAGACCTTCCTTATATTACTGAGGATATTGAATCAGCTTCTGCTATTCTTGGTCAAGATGGTACTACCTTCAAGATCAAACTAAACAGACGTGTATTTGGTCATGGTGATATAATCACTTATGACAAGTATAAAGGTTTGGAGATGTACATCGTTGCTGATGACATTCTTCCTTCTGCTGATGGATTTATCTACACTGTTCAACTTGTTAACAATAACAACAGTGCATCTTTGGATCATAAGTACTTAAAACCAGGAACTAAATTCTTTAGAAAAGGTTCTGCGCGTGGTGAGTATGGAGAAAGATTCTCTGACATTGGTGAATTGACAAATGGATACCGTGAGTACTACAACTTTGTTGGTGGTGCTGAAGCTCACGTACACTATTCAGTATCTTCTCGTGCAGAGATGATGATGAAAGGTGGTTTAAATGCAGATGGTTCAGTTCCTGTAACTGAAATCTGGAGAACATTTGACAAAAATCTTGATCCATCTATCGCAAACATTGACCAAATGTTAGCAGTTATGGGTAAAGAGTATATCAAAAAAGCATATGACAATGGATCATTGACACGTTCTTTCTTGACAAAAATGGAAGCTGCTCACTTGACTAAGATTGCTACAGATATTGAAACTTACTTAATGTGGGGTCAAGGTGGTAAGATTAAACAAGATGGTCCAGATGACATGAGATTATCTGTTGGACTTTGGGCACAGTTAGACAACTCTTACAAAAGAATCTACAACAAATCAGGATTTACTCTTGACTTGTTCCGCTCTGAGATCTTTAACTTCTACAATGGTAAAGTTGAGTTCAAAGGACCAGATCCACAACGTAACTTGATTGTACAAACAGGTATGGCAGGTATGAAAATGATCAACCAACAAATCAAGAGAGAAGCGTTTGGTACAGGTCTTACTGTCAACATGGATCAATCAGGTGTTGGTGCTATCTCTGGTAACAGTGCAATGGACTTGAACTTTGGATTTGCATTTACAAGCTACACAATTCCTTTCTTGGCAAATGTGAAATTTGTATTGAACCCTGCATTTGACAATGTTCACACTAACGATATTGAAAACCCAATCATTGATGGTTTCCCATTATCTTCTTACAACTTTATTATCTTTGACATCACTGACAACACAAATGACAACATCTTCTTGTTGAAATTGAAATGGGACAGTGAGTTAAAATGGTTCTACCAAAATGGTACTATGGACTACATGGGACGTTCACAAGGATTCCAGTCTTCTGGAAACTTTAATGGATATCGCGTTATGATGTCTCAGACAATGCCATCTATTTGGGTTAAAGATCCAACTAAAGTGTTGAAGATAGTTATGAGAAATCCAGTGACTGGAGGATCATTCTAAGGACGCTCCACCTCCTCAATATCAGATGTGAATCTGATGGAAGCAAACGCCAAGAGAGTAAAATCTCTTGGTTCTCTTGAAAGCAACACCTTGGCGTGGTTCAGGAGCTTAGGCAGAAATGCTGACTAACGTTGCAAACTAATAACTTAAAAAAAAAATCATGGCAAGAACACCTCAATTAAATTTTGAAAATTCAACTTATTTTGAATCATTGGTAGCAAATGGTGCTGTTGCATCTGTCATCAATAATACACAAGAAACATATATCATTGTAACAACAGCTTTAATAAATGGTAATGCAATATCATTTGAAGATGCTATTATAAATACTGAGGATTTTTTAAGTTATGCTGTAGGAACAAACAGTGGTGGTAGTATTTACACAAATGGATTTAGAATAATTGGACCATTGGCTGAAAATATTACATTACCTGTTGGAGCAAATGTCCAATATACTGGACCATTAGCAATAGCAAGTGGATACACATTAACTATCCCTGTAGGAACAACTTTAACAATCGTATAAACTTAAAAAATAAATAAGATGAGTACAATAAACGTAGACATAGTTTCTCCTCAGTCTGTTGCAAACGTAACAGTAAGTAGTGGGTTAAATGTAACAGGTGATATAATGAGTTCACCAGGAGGTTTACCTTCAGTAGGAGGAATAAAAGTTGGAGGAGCTAGCAATGGAATAATTCAGATTTCTAATTACAATGTATTAGGTTCTCTGGGTGGTGGTACAGTAGCTATCGGTAATACTGGACAACCAACAGGAGCTGATAACATTTTGATAGGAAGGCTTCCAGGTCAACAATTAACAACAGGTACATTAAATGTTTGTGTTGGAGCTTTAGCTGGCAATCAACTTAGTACTGGTGGGGGAAATGTTTTTATTGGTACTAATTCTGGAGCTACTAATTCAACAGGTCAAAATAATACATACATTGGATCTAATGCTAATCAATATTTAGATACTACTGGAAGTAACAATATATGTATAGGTGCTGCATCTGCTATACCAGCATTAAATTCAGCTAACTCTATTACATTAGGTAATGCAGCTAATAATGTATTACGTTGTGCTGTAACAAGCATTACATCCTTGTCTGATTCTAGAGATAAGAAAAATATTGAAGAATCTACTTATGGCCTTGATTTAATTGAGTCTCTTAAACCTGTTACATTTGAATGGGACACTAGAGATGGTGCTAAGAAAGATATTAAAGACTTAGGTTTTATAGCACAAGATTTAAAAGAATTAGATGATGATTATTTAGGATTAGTGTATGATGAAAATCCTGAGAAATTAGAGGCATCTTATGGTAAATTGATTCCTGTCTTAGTTAAAGCTATTCAAGAGTTATCAGCAGAAGTTAAAGAATTAAAAAATAAATAAAATGAGTACAATTTATGTAGATCAGGTTTTGAATGGAGTTTCATCACCAACAAATACAATTTTTCCTGTTAATATCAATGGAGCAAATGTAAAAGTAATACCTAATAATTTAGGTGATAATGTTAGTATAGGTATTGGTAATGGAGCTTTAGCTGCCTCTACATTAAATACTGAATTAAATAATACAGCTTTTGGATTTAGGGCTTTATTAAATTGTAGCGGAGATGATAACACAGCTGTTGGTAATGCGGCATTACAGACAATTACTGGATTTGGATCTGGTAATAATACTGCTATAGGACAAAATGCAGGATATGGAATGACAGGATCTCAAAACTGCATTTTTATTGGTCGAGGAAGCACAGGCTCTACACCTACAGCTATTAATGAAATAACATTAGGAAATTCTGCAAATACAGTTATTAGAGCTGCTGTAACCACTATTACATCATTGTCAGATGCTAGAGACAAAAAAGATGTTAAGGATTTAAGTACAGGTTTAGAGTTTGTAGAAGCCCTTAGACCAGTTGAGTTCACATGGAACGATAGAGATGAAAATGGTAGACATGATATAGCTGATTTTGGATTCATAGCACAAGATTTAAAGAAAGCACAAGAAGATGCTGAAAAAGCAGAAGTTCTTAAACTTGTCTACGAAGAGAATCCAGAGAAACTTGAAGCTAGTTATGGTAGATTAATACCTGTATTAGTAAAAGCAATTCAAGAAATGAATACAGAGATCAAATCTCTAAAAGAAGAAATATTAACGCTAAAAAATAAATAAAATGAGTACACTTAATGTAGATAACGTATTGCCTCAAGGGACAAATATAGTTAAT